AAACGAGGAAAAACCTTTCCAAACAAGGAAAAAAACAAGGGAAAAAACAAGGAAAAACCTTTCCAAACAAGGAAAAACCTTTCCAAACAAGGAAAAAAACAAGAAAAAACACCACCAAACAAGAAACCCGCCTTTCAAGCAAGAAAAACACCTTTCGAGCAAGGAACCGTCTTTCAGGCAAGCAGGGGGTATCTTCCACTCAAATATAGAAGTTTACAAGTGGTAGGAGTTTTCCGTCAAGGCAAGGCGGTTGTGAGTGATGGTGGGTATGGTGTTATTGGTGGTAGATATTGTTTATTAGTATGGGGTGATGCGGAGGAAACCAAGGGAAAACGGGGGCGGCGATGGCGTGGGGTCGGCCCCGCTGGTCGTCCGTTCCCTATTCTCCTTTGGCGTTAGTGTAATATTAAAAATCTGATAGTGATATGACGAAAGAAGAAGCAAGGAACGTATTTGGCGGTAGTATAGTAAATAATCTGCTGTCGTTAGGGGCTGAGCCTACCAACGTGGTAAGGCAAGACGGGTTGATAGAATGGAAAAGTGATGGATATATAGAGGTAGGAGGCGTCCATGTATGGGCTTACTATTACTTCGAGGATGGTGAGGACGTTGATAGGTGCGATTGGGAGGATCATATGGAGATAGAGATAGAGGAATGTTGGATTTAAAATCGGTTGATATGAGATTTATGTATTTAATGGAGCTTAGTGGAAAGGATATATACGTAGGCGACAAGAAGTGCAAGAGAGTAAAAATATATGTAGGCAGGCCGTTGGCGGATACGCCTAAAACCTATAAACGAATAGGCGGATTTGTAGCAAAAGAACTATCCAACGCTTATAACAGCGGTTGTGTTTCCATCTATGAAGCAAAGGATAAAACGCTCAGATATTCGGTTTATCGAGATGGTTGTTTTTATCCTTATTACGGGAAATTAGAGGTGGTAGAATAATACCAAAGGGAACGGGCGGCTGTGTCACGGCGTGGTAGGCTGCGGGTGTCGGCTGCCGTTCTTTCCTTTGGCGTGGTAATATAAAATACTAATAACATGGACGAGATTATAAAATTACAAGATGAGATACTGTCTTATCTTCGTAATAATATTACAAAGGACGAGGCGTATTATATCCTTACGACTGATAAGGATATGATAGAGGTTCTTATATCAGATAAGAAGGACGGAAGCAAACGTATCAAGATCCTTGATATGGAATATACTATCGAGAAGGATGATATGTTATTGCTATTCGATACTGATGGGGTAATAGACGAATGTCTTTTGGTTGCCAGCTATATAGGGGTAAATATGTATTTTCGCAGGCAAGATGTCAACGCTATTTTGTATAACATCAATAGAGAGAAAGTTATGAAATATCCTTACATAGCTATTCAGTTAGATAATATACAGACTATAGAAAAGCGTAGGGTTGTTTTTGAGATCACCGGGCATAGGATGGATGATAACAAAGAGAGAATAGATTTTATGTTTATTTATTTTATGGCAAGATTATGCGTATAAGAAGAACTGTAAAGGAAAGGGATATTATGAAGGTATGGGTATTCGGGTGCGATCGGGAACTTATAAAATCGGCGGCGGATTCCGGGTTCAGAAACATGTCGGAGGTATTATCTTACGCTAATTGTATGGCAGGAGATAAGCCTGTAGATCATATTAGGGTCTCGAATGAGAATCGTGGCTGGTGTGGATCGTATACTATATATGGTAGGGAGATAGATTAGTTTGATCGTGAACAACAAAGGAGGTGCGTATGAATAATGTTATAACAAACGCCAATGGCGTGAAGGTAAAAGTAAGGGTGTATGATATTGGCGATGGGGAGATAGATAGATACACGATAATATGTGTAAGTGATAAGGGTAAAGATAGTAGTGGGTTGGTATATTATCCTGTGTTTGCATGCAGCGAAAATCCATTTCATCCACAAGGAATAGGAATATATGTTGGTGATTATTATCCATATAGGAGACATTCATACGATTTCGGTAAAAGAGTTAAGGATCTAGCATCCTTACCAGAAGAGGTGATTAAGTACATAAAAATAATAACGACATGAACGAAATAGTTTACAACAATTACGATTTAGTGGCTTTTGAACAAGATGGAGAAGTGGTAGTGGCCGTAACATTTTACAGATATTACAAGAAGAAAGCTAAGGGCGAGGTTAATTATAGATGGAGAACCAGATGCCCGGAGTTGGCGGATAAGATTGTAAGACACCGTACCAAGGTGTTTACCGGCCAGCTTATTCAGTTAGCGAAGGCGTATGGGGAGAAAAGGGTCATTAAATATCAAAAACAGGAGGAAGAGGCATGTTAAGATACGACATATTTAATATGTGTAATGATATGAACATTAGATTTTAGTTTGTTAATATTGTGACCATAACCTTGGCGGGGTGGAAGGATATATCATAATCGTACGTGTGCGGATATGATCCGGGGTCAGTTCCCGGCACCTTGGCATAACTTAAATGTAAGTAGTATGGAAGATAATATTTTAAAAAGAGCGGCGGCGGAATTAAAAGAAGCCGGTTGCAGGGTTTTCGCATGGCAGGATGATACTTATAATAGAGGTTGGAGTAAGGGTGATTATATAATGTTGTATTACGCCTTCCCTGATTCACCCAACATCGGGTATCTGAGTCATGGAGAATATGGAATGAGTGTAGCATATAGTAGAGCCTATATACCGAGCCGTGGAAGTGGATCGGGATGTGGTATCAAGGAGGAAGCTACGTTCGATCTTGCGACGGCACTGGACGTGCTAAACGAGCCATTACCTAGGTGGTGCAAGTCTTATGGGGTTTATCCAGAACAATATAAGGATATTGATAGATGGTACAATAGCGATAATTATAACAAAAAAATATTTAAGGAAATTTGATATGGAAGTAAAAGATTGGGAAAATCTGGTTTTGAATACAGAAGTAGGATCACATTGTTTTGTTACGCTGATTGATGATAAGGACATCAGTAGAGGTTATGCGCAAATCAGACGTGCGGAGCATTTCGGATATAACATCTGCTTCACCCGGTTATATGGAAATAAGTTTTATTTCGAAAAAATAAAAGAAGGTCGTACACAACAATATATCAATAGGAGGAAATGATATGGTGATAGAGTTTGATTTTGAGATATACAAAAACGGAGATTACGATAAGGTATATCTCCGCAACGGGAAAGAGCCAAGAATATTATGTGATAATGGGAAGGGTAATAGCCCTATGGTCGTGATGATTGAGGATGATAAAGCGGATAATTATATTATTCTTCGTTATAACGAAACTGGCAGGAGGAATATCAATGGTCAATCGGGTCTCGATCTTATGTTATCGGTAAAAGAACGGGAACCAGAATTATGGGTTGTTGTCATATCTTATATGGATAATAAGGATAAGAGACAAAAGATGGTCTTACCTAATTTTTTCTCAAGGAATATAGGAGGAAATATATATCTTCAAGGAAGCTCTAAATCGAATGTATCATATTATGTTGGTAGGTTAGAAGAAGATGGGTGCTTCGATGAGCTGTGCGAGAAGATAAGGGTAAAAAGAGATCGTATTTATAACATGGAAATAATATCACTATCAGATGACAAGGCGACAGTTTAATCAGTTGATAAATGAGCTAGACGGCAAAAGCCCGTTTATCGTATTACATAGGGATGCCGTTGCGCCTAAATACGTGGGCGTGGAGGTGTCGAAGGATGGGATGGTATACAGATATGCGATAATAGGGATAAACGATGAGTATAAGGCTAAAAAAGCCCTTATTTCGAAAATATTAGGCATAGCTAGTTACCTAAATGGCAATAAGCCCTTAAAAAGGGTTAATTAGATGTATTTATGACCTGCGGCATCATATACGATATAATGCCATAAATGACGTTGTATAGAGGATATGTATGATAATATGATAGATAACGCATTCGTGTCTTGATATCATAATATTATGCCATTATATCCTCTTTTTGTATAAAAAAGATAACAAATGATATAAACATCTTGAATATGGATGAGATTAATATAGGAGATGAAATTGTGTTTAATATAACCGGCAACCATAATATAGGATACACTAAAGGAGAAAAGTATATCGGGACAGTGTTAAGTAGGGATCACCGATCACGCCTTTATGTACGGACGATAGGAATGCCTAGGGCTTGTATTGATGAACGGGACGTGGATAAGATTATTGATACGGGTGATGATTTTGATATGGATGAGGCGATCCCGAATCCTGTGGCAAGGGAGTTGTATAAGTTGATGAGCAGGTATATTTATACGTTCGGAAAGTCTCATGAAAATATAAACGGATATATCGTGTATGAGTGTATAATGATGGGTAGGGATTTAAGACACAATGTTATGTGCCTGTTACATGGTCGTGGATTTGAGATACGGCATATTGATAGTTATTCTTGGTGGATGACTAATGAGAGGCTGATGTCCGAGGTAACATATGCGGAGGGGGATATTCATATAATTGTTCATGAGTGTATGGAAGATTATGTGGATAATGTGAGATTTGGAGAGGAATTTTATAAAAACAAGGAAGTATGATAAGATACTTACTCGTAACGATGATGATAATGTTGACACCGCCAAAAGGGAGCGGTGGCTTGCCCCACGCCCCAAGGTCTGCCGTGGTAGAGGCACGGGTATGGGATAAGCTGGCGGCCGCCCTATCTTTCGTGGAGTCAAGGAATGACGATCGGGCGTATAACGCCACTTCCGGGGCTTTAGGAAGATGGCAAATGAAAAGGGTATACGTTGATGAGGTTAATAGGATATTGTGTCTTAAACGGGAGAAAAGGAAATATAGATACGAAGATCGAACGAATCCTGTCAAGGCTAGGGAAATGTTCGAGATATATCAATCTCACCACAATCCTAAAAAGGATATAGATCGGGCTATAAAGTTGCATAGGGGATTGCATTCTCCTATGTATGTTAAAGAGGTTAAACGTAAATTAAGGGAATAATATGAATCGTGAGGTATTAATAAATATCATTAATAGAGGTAGAATAAGGTTTATCCCAGTAAGAAGATGTTTCTTATGCAATGAATATGTAGGATATAAATTCGTTAGGATGTGTGATGGAAGTATGATACCGGTATTTTCTAGTGGATGTAGGTGTTGTGGCATAAATAATGGGACGCTATCAGAAAGGACTTGGGATGAAGTGCTTGATCTTGTCAAAACGGTACAAAATAAGCCTATGAATGAGAGAACGGAGGAAGATGAATTTATATTAAATAGTTTAATATAAGGAGGTATTGTATATGAAATGGGTGATAATAAAAGGCGTTAGATACCCTATCTCCGTGGTGTCAGCCTTCGCTGCGTATTACGGGGATAATCCCTTTTTGAAGATAAGGATAAGAAACAAATATCACATAATTTATTTTGATAATATGGATTATCTGAATATTCAGATAAGGTATTTGATTAACAACTATCCTGACTTCGTGCAGATAGGGAATTGGTATATATCCAAGAAGCAGGTGATGTCGTGGGCACCCAAGGGGCAGGCCGTGGACGGGTCGGGCTGGGTTATATCCTTCCACCTATCTTTCGGCTTGGAGAGCGGAACTCAAATTAAGTTCGATAGGGAAGAGGAGTACCAAAGGGCTTTAGATAGCTTAAATGAGAGGTTTAATGTAATATTATGATATGGTAAAAACAAGGATATTGATGGGATTGGCGGCTATGATGGCGAACATAATGTCGCAAGACAAGATATTTGCAGGGGACAAACAACGGTCCGGGATGGCATTCAATCCGGATTATAAACCAGCGAGAGATCGGAAGGAGTTGAGGAAGTTCCGGATCAAAGGAGAGGAGGTGGAGGCGTACTCAAAGAAAGACGCTATCAAAAGGTTGAAACATAAACATAAAAAGTAATATTATGAAAAGTGATAATGATATGAAAAGGAAGTTAGTTATTAATAGCGCAAAAGATGCTGAAATAATATCAGTAAGGTTAAGTCCAGATAAAACACCCATTGCTTATGAAAATAAAGTTAGATGTTTAATGTTGTCAGGATTAAGCCGGGAAGAAGCGGAGAAAGTAGCGTTAGAGCCAATGGATCTTGAGCTATATTATGAGATAGGCGCAGGGCTGATGGCCGTTGACCCAGCGGCGGTGGAGTCAGGGACAATCCGGAGTCCTTATACAGGGGAGTTGTATCATGAAAATTCTTATACTTAGAGGAGTATTGAGATTTATAGTGATCAAGGCAAATGATGTTGTTTAATTTAAAAAAATAAATTGTTATGAAAATAAAAGAGCATTTATCAGTTTATCTAGAGAGTGGATATCTTTTTGACGATATGTCAGGAAAATTAAAGTGGTTTGAGATTGATAAGATCTTGATCAGTTTTACATATGGAGTAGTTAGATATGTAGGAACATGGGGAGGATGTAGGGCTGAGAAGACATTAAATGGGAAATTATTTTATTCGTCCGAAGAATGTTTTAAAAAGGGTAAGAGCATCCCTGAGACAAAACTATCAATATATGATGTTTTTAAGTCATTATATGGGTTCGTTCTAATAGGTGATGTGTGGAAATACGAAAACGGAAGAGCTGTCAAGTGTGAGTTGGAATGTTTTGATGTTGAAATAGATAATAAAGGAAAAATTTATTGTAAGGAAACATATTACAGAACATGTGAAGATGTGTATAAATTCAATGACTTAACTGTAGTTGACAAGAATGGAGACATGAGATTAGTAAAATCTTCAAAAAGTAAATTAATGCTTACTAATGATCAATTAGATGTTGTGGAGAGAATGAAGGGCATCATTGATGACATGGTTAGGTTAAAGATGATTATGTATATTGATCAAGACTATAATCTTTGTTTTCTGCCGGGAGATAAAATAGAAGATTTGACAATGGATGAGACAGATGGATTTGTGGATACCACCGGTATAGTGACATCTATAAAATCTAAGAATGTAGTGGAGTTTTATGTAGAAAACCCATTCGTAAAGATAAAGGATGAATGATATCTGAATCTGGATTGTGGTGGTTCGTGAGAATAGCCACAATCATATCTCTAAACGTGAACATAAGGAGGTACGTATGTCATTCGATTGACGTTAGGGATCTAGTTATATTAAAAGAGGAGGGATTATGAAAGAGATTGTATTAAAACTGTATGAGTTTGATGAGCTCTCAAAAGATTCACGAGAAAGGATCATAGAGCGTGAGCGCTGGAATATAATGGATTGTTGCATGGAAGCTTATGGTGCTGATTATATAAGCACCATGAAGTCTTTTGGGGATCTGACAAATACTGAGGCTTATGGCTGGGAAGTTGGATATACGAGGTATGATTTTAGATTCAAATTCAAGTACAATGATCCTATATACTGTCATCCAACTGATTATGATAAGGATATATATCCTAATAACTTATGTGGCAAATTACTGTTCAGGTATATCAACAACAACATTATGCCACGTATTATCAAGGGCAGGTGTTTCTCCACGCCATGTAAATATGTTGATGGGAAATACGAGTACAAGCACAAATATAGTAGGGTGATGTTTGACTATGGAGATAATTTCCCATTGACAGGGATGTGTTATGATTTATATCTCCTGAAACCTATAATTGATTATTACAATGCATGGTGTACTTATCCGGAGGGTTTTTCTTTAGAGGATTTGATAGAGCAATGTTATGATAATTTCTTCAGGTCATGGCATGAGGAATATGAACATTGGGTTGACGATGAAGATGCGATACGTGAGGAGCTTCATCATAATCAGTATGAAGATCGACTCTATTATGAGAATGGGGATGTGTATGTTGGATCATTAAGTGAAATAGTATGAAAACACAAGAAGAATATGCTCGTGAGATCGATGAGATCGTTCGCCGTGATGTAGAGAGTTACCAGAGTGACTGGTTTAAGATTGATAAGGAAATATTCATGCTTCCGGAAAACAAGAACAAGACATTTATTCTCGGAACACGAAAGACAGGATGTGATTTGTTGATACTGGGAGGCACTAATTGTGATGAAAGTTATTTGGATGGGGTTTTTGGGTGTCTTGGTAATGAGAAATTCTATGTTTGCCAGCCAATATCTCTTTATGAGACAACACGAAATATCCAGGAAAGACCTGCCTTGTACGCTTTTAAAATAGCGACCGAGTATTTCAGGGCGCATGGAATGGTTCCCGTATTTGAAAATTCACATTGTAAATTGATGAGATTATGAATATAGAGATAATAAGATATAGGCTTCCGATTTATTGGATTGGGGCTTTGATTAATGGTGACTACACTGGAATATCTAACGAGGAAGCGCAAGAAATTGATGACTTTGTAAAACATGCAGATGGTTGTCCAGTTGGTGTGGATTGGGGAACAGAAGGTTTTTATTCGTATAATGACGCAAACGCTATTGGCGGAACTTGTGTCGATGTTATTTTTAGCAAGTATAATCAATAGTTAACACTCAAAACTTAATAGATATGAACAACTCTATGGTCGCTCATTTGTGGGCAAGTGAAAAGAAAGAATCCGGAAAAGGTAGTAATCTTTTCTTTGAAGGTAGAAGTATTTATTCTTATGGTTATCATTTTGAGGTTGGAAGAATCGTAAGAAATAAGTGTGGTGAAAAGGCGTATTTGCTTAACGATAAGTATTATTCTTCTTCCACCTGTAAACATCAACGTTGTGTTCGTAGTGCAATACCAACTGGTTCAAAGGTATTTTCTGTTGGATATAATATGTCTGATGATGGCAGCATGGCTTTTATCACCAGTCGATTGGAGCTTATCAAAGAGGTTATCGAGAAATACAAGAAGGTCAGAACAAGCCTGTCTTATAGGGATGTTTGGGGAGTATTTAGAAGTCTAATGGATTATATTGAGTTCTTTAATATGGGTACTCCCGAGAGCCTTCTTAAAAAGAGCGCAAACACCTGGATTGGAACTAAACATGCGTTATCTTATGAATCGGATAAGATTAAAAGTGGATATGTCCATGAGTTAAAGCGTGTGTTTGAGGTATTGCTAAATCATCAAGCGTTAGAAACTTTAGGGACGACCAATGTGATAGTAGATGAGATTTGTGGTGAAGGAACGTGGGCTGGGTATGTGGCCAGATGTCAGAGATGGAAAGATAGTCAGGCGAAAAAAGAGGCTTTAATTTTTGAAAAAAGAAGAAAAGAAAAAGAAGATCGCAAGAAGAAATTTGAAGAACAGATCGAGATGTGGAAGTCTGGCAAGATTCTGGAATTATATCTATATTATTATTTGGAGGATGACCAGCCTAACGTATGGCTTCGCATCAAGAATGGCATAATTGAGACTAGCAAGAATATCAAGATAGGACGAGCTGAGACTGAGAGACTTTGGAAATTGATAAAGTTCTTCCATAATGGCAGTAAATTCCAACACGATATGGTATTGGATACAACCGGTCACAAATGGAAGATCAATAGCTATATTGGTTGCTGGATGTCACCGGATAGCGTATAGCGAGATGGAAGGTGTTGCGAGACAATTAGGATGGGATTAAAACAGCTATCAAGTAACATTTGAGAGCTATGGCAATCACTATCAGATTTACGGGAGAGACATCCAAGATGTCATGGGTAGCGTTACCGGTGGAGCCGGCGTATATGGGTAGGCGGTCGGGGAAGACAAGGCGCAGCCCTTGCCCGTTGGCTTGGTTGAGTAATAAAATAACATATAAACACGTAAGAAGATATGAATATTAAAGAAGGAGATTTGGTGTCTATAAAGCAAGATTTTATAGACAAAAAAATAGATATGAATATGATAGTAGGGATATATGGAATGTCAAGGAAGTATATGGTATAGGTAACGGACATCATGTGGCTATAATAGACAATTTAACCGGCTACGGGAATACTCATCTATGCACATACAATATGGATTTAAGGACTATGGATGACCTTAAAGCAAGATTAGATGAGATAAACAAAGAAAAATCAGCTAAGATGTTTGCGTGCGAGAGATATCTATATGACAATGGCATTATATCTGCACGAGAACATAATACTATATTAAATAGATTAACAGAGTTTATAAGAGATTATGAGGTAGAGCTATAATAAGATAATGGAAGCGGCTAAGTTAATAGCCAACTCATCAGCGGCCTTGATCGAGGCTATGGGGATGATGAGCGAAAATATCGAGAGAGCTAATAGGGGCGAGTCTTTGGCGTATACCGAGGAGGCCTTTAATAAAGTGGTTATGAATAATGGAATAGATTATAATAGTGTTATGAGTAGAAGTTGGATATGAGAAATGGAGGAGGACTATGGGTAAAGAAGTTAAGATAGATGTAGGATATAAAGATGTGCTAGAAAAATCATTATCAGCCATCCAATATCTAAGAATACATGGATTCTCGACGTACATGGAATCGGAGGGGATTGTAAATAGGATAATGATGTTCAAGGATAAGAATGAGATGAGAGATCAAAAGATCAGATCAATTTAATAGAACTAATTATGACAGTAGAGTATAAGTGTATTGATGTTTACAAGAAGCCGGAGAATCCAATGGAATGGTTGCCGTGTCCACGATGCGGCCTCCGGCCTCTGGTCTGGGAGTTCGATAACGGGAGATTCACGGCGTGCGGGTGCGGAACAGACTGTTATAGTCATTGGAGCGTGCGAGCGGAAAGTATTATGTCGGTCATAAAAAGATCTGATAACGGTAAGTCGGCTGAGGTGTATGATATTGATGAACTTAAAAATAACTGGAATCATTGGGTGAGGACAGGGGAGATACTGTTTACGCCAGGGAATGGGAAATGGTAATATGATTAATAATTTAAGATATGGATCATTATTTGGCTATAATTCAAACGATATTGGATAGATGTGAGAACGACAATACATCTCCTGATATCCATGACATGGAGATAATAAAAATAAATCTATGTAGAATAATTCAGACTCGTTACGGATTAACTCAGTTATGGTTCATTCCGTTGATAGAGAGAATACAGAATGCTTGTTGTAAACATCACAATGACGTTGACATGTCATGGGAAGATTTTGTTAAAAAAATGAGTGAATAGGAGGGATAAATATGGATGAGAACGAAAGAAAGAAGGGTATGAACCAAGGAATATGGCTGGCGGTTCAGGAGCTAGTCTATGCCGGGCGCTGGACGCAGAGGAACTGGTGTCTTTTTGTGGATTGACCGAGGATGAATGTAGGAAGCTGCAAGAAGAAAGCGAATCATTCAATGATGAGATGATTAAGTTTATTGACAATATGTTTGGACGTGAGAATATGATAAGTGAAGGCAGTACTATAAGTGAAAACGATACTATATGTATAAATATTAAGTATCATAAAATAGGGGAAGTCTTTAACTATAAAGTTGGTATGTCTGAAATGACATTAAGAGTAGATAAGTGTGATAGATGTTCGGGATGCGCTTTTGAAAATTATATATATGATTGCGTAAAATCAGGTTGCTTGGGATGCGAAAGGGAAGATGGGGAGAGTGTTAGATATACAATAGTTAATACATAATTTACAAAGCATCATGAATGGAGAAAATATAATACCCAAGATAACGGATAAGCGTGGGATGTCATGGAATCAACCTCATAGGAGGTACATAGAAATCGATGAAGAGTATGCCTTAATGACCAAACAAACCTTTGAGGGTCTTAGGGAATATTCATTGACAATCCCATCAGGGAAATATGAAGGGAAGATGTGGAAGGCTAATAGAGGAGGTACATGGTATCTATATTGGTATGATCATGACGATAATCCGGAGATGATCAAAATAGAACGAAGAGAAATATTGTTACTTAATTAATACAAAATAATATGAGAGATAGAGTGCAAGAGGCTAAGGAAGAAGGCATAAGACAAGGAATATGGTTATGCATACAAAGATTGGTACATATGGAGCAATACGATATGGCAAAATATTTTATAAAGTTATTCGGATTTGATAGAAATGAGTGTGAGATGCTATTGGACAAGAATGGTTCGGATGATAAAATGGAATCATTTATTATTCAGATGGTATTTAATAAAGACGATAAGATAATCTTGGATGATATAGGATATCATAAGATAGGATCTATATTTAAATACAATATCGATTCGAAAGAAGTAGAACTGGAGGTGGTTGAATCCAGTGACGCTAGTTGTGAAGGATGCGCATTTAATAATAGTAAGAATTATTACTGTAAGGATACCCATTGTATTGATGTAGATAGGGAAGATGATATAGACGTTATATATAAAAAGGTAAAAAGATCATGAGTTTAATAGATAAATTAGAGGATTTGGTGGTTAAGGTAGACACCGAATACCAAGAGAAGATGGAGGCGGTGATCCGGGAGATAGTCCCGGGGATGCCGGAAGGGAATGTACGTCATGCCGCCGAGCTGATGTGCACGGACAGGATGGGGAATATGATGGACATAGATGTTTATATATTAAGGGAAGAAGATAGGCCTTATGAATGCCATTATCTAAAGGATCTATTGGAAGATAGGGTAGCTAGAATAGATAAGATGCATGAGGATAAAAGTTACACATACAATATAGATGATAATTATTGGTGCGCTACATGTGGTTCCCATTCTCATAAAAAGGATTCTGAGACAGGGTATTGCTGGCATTGCGATACGGTTAATTGGGTTAAAGAAGATGGAGCAGATGTTAGGGTATAATTACCAAAGAATAAATATGAATGATAGGAGAAAGGATAGTATTAACTATTAATAATGTTTATTTAATTTAATTCAAAAACAAAATGTCTACTTTTGTAGACACATAAAAATTGCATATATGAAAAAGAGTGAGTTTGTAAAGAAATTGGAGAAGATCATCGATATGGTTAAGACCGAAGATGATGGTTTCGAGTATGGTGGCAAAGTCATTTTCTATAAAGAAGATGATAGTAACTATGAAGTCTCGGTAATGAACATTGAGATGAATTTGGAAGTAGAAGCCAATGTTATGGCTGGTATGGATGATATGGATTTTACCTGCCTTATGAGTGAGGTTTATAAACAAAAGGCGGTAAAGGCTATAATGATGGAGAAGGATGACGATGAAGACAATTAATGAGATGACCGATCAGGAGATATATGATCTTACTGACGAGCAGATAGATAGATTGATCATAACAAGATGCGCTAAGGAGGGTGTTAGGTTTGTGGACGAACCTCCAGTTATGAAGACATACGACTATAAACCTATTTCTCCATCTAATTTCTTCTACCTTTTAGAAGGATTGAGCATAGCTGTTTTTAATCAGGATGATGCTATTAAAATAGCTAAGTTCTTAAGTAAGTTTGATTTATACAAGACTACATACGATTTCACTATATCCAATGATAAGATATATAATAAGTTGGATATAATCAATATCAAACATATTCCAATGTTTGATACGAAAGATGAGGAATCCTACAAATCTATAAAGGACAAGAATAATAAGATTGAGGAGGAGTATAAAGATCAGGTAGATAAATACAAGAAGGATATAAAAAGAATGAGTGAAATCCATGCCGAGATCTGGTCGAAGGTAATCGATGTAAGAAATAAGATTGATCATATGAATCATCTTAGATTCCTTTTTGTAAAGGAATATCTTCCGTTGGTGGATCACGACACGGACAAGGCTATGATATTTTTCAAGAAGGCTTATGACGTGGATGATGATACGGAAAGATATATTCGTGAAGGGATAAAGGATTACCCATTGTTTAACAACAACATAGATTAATAAGATGCACAATTGGTTTAAATGTACGGTTTCTTATGAGACCGATGCCGAGAACGGCATGAAGAAGAAGGTAAAGGAAGAGTATTTAGTGGATGCCCTTTCTTATACAGAGTGTGAGGCTAGAATTATAGAGGAGATGAGACCGTTTATCTCCGGTGAGTTTGGCGTTGATATCAAACGATTCCGGATAGCGGAATTATTTGCCATGGATGGAGACCGGTTCTATAAGGTCACGGCTGATTATATTACGATAGACGAGAAATCGAGCAATGAGAAACGCAAGGCGTTTAACTACATCGTTCGGGCCAATGACCTTGATCATGCCAAAAAGAATTTCGAGGAAGGCATGAAAGGAACCATATCAGATTTCGTTGTCACTTGTATCAAGGAAGAGAAGAAACTGATGGACTTCTACGAGTTTGATGGTAAGATCAGGAATCCGGAGAAACATGAGAATAGTAAGCAATAAAGCTAGCTATGAGACCACATCATCCATAGCCGAGAAGTTGATGGAGATAAGTAAGATGGAGGGTACGATTTATCGTATCCTCACATTATCTAATAAGACTTATCTGGCTTCTAAGTTAGGGTATAGTAGGTCCGGGTTCTATAAAAAAATACAGAACAGGAATTTTAATATCCGGGAGCTGGCTCAGATATTCGATACGATCATCAACTTCAAGGATCAAGATTGGACGGAGGGTAAGATCGATAGGCTTAAGAGGTATAGGGCTATGAGCCTTATGGAGTTCAATAAAAGTTATAAAAAGAAAAATGCATGAGAGGTAGGATGTTGCCGTGTGAGAGATGTGGGAGGATGGTAACTATAAGGAGTAAGGGGCTGTGTCCCGCATGCAGAGCCAAGGAACTACCGCCAAAGGAAAGGACGGCGATACGGGTGAAGGCCAAGCCGAAGGGGAAGAGCCTAGCCGTTTTCTTTGGCGCCCATGTGGCTAGGTTGAGTATGACAAGGAGATCTGCTACCGGCGCATACATACCATGCCCGGGGGTAAGCAACATATGCCACTTATACCCTAAACGGAAATATAAATCAGTTGCTGAGGATAATGATAACATTATCTACTTGACGGCTGATGAGCATACAAGATTCGATTATCTATTAGATACGATAGATTTCGGCCGGCTCTTGGACGAGTTTGGCAACGTTTGGCTGTTGGCAGCCAGAAGGATGAGGGATCTCGCACCTAAAGTCGAGGAGGATGGTAAATTAAAAACCAGATTATTATTATGGATAGAAGAAAACAAAAATTACTTTTAGCTCTTGGATACGAGGCTATAAGTGATACGATATATAAGAAAGGAATGGATATGGAAGTCATAAGCGATCAAGAATCGTTTGATGATATGAGAGTTCGTTTATCCAAAAAACATCATGTGGTTATCACGGATGATGGTGTTGTAATAGAGTTTGTTCATAATAAGTCAATGGACGAGAATGCGCCATCATATTATTGGCGATCATCATTACCAATATTAAGATCATATCATACAGATCCTAAATTTACCGCTTTCTTTGGCATATTAGATGTTTTGTCAACGATCCCAAAGAAAGATATGGATGAGGAGGAAAAGTCTGTTGAAGAGCCTAAAAAAGAGCCTAAAGAGGAAATGGAAGTTGAGTATGATCTGGAGACCGAACAGCAGTATTATGCCGCTGAATGGATAAAGGATATCCCGACACCGGTGTTATATAGAATGACTGTTGCCGGCAAGCGCGTGTATTATGAGATGGATGTTGATGGGTATCCTATCATATACGATGGAGCCACTAACAATATCGCCAATGGGTATTGTGATACGTCCGGAGCCTTGGAGAAATGGAAGAATGAGATGAGACTCAAGGGCAAGGATCCTGATGAGTACGCTAACTATAGGGCTGACTTAGGTACTATCATGCATTATCTATTTGGGTTGTATCTGACCGGGGTTAACATAAAGCTGATCCCGACATGGATCAGGAAGGTGGTCAAGGAAGCCAAGCTAAGAATAGACAAGTATAGGATGGAGCGGATATTAGTGGATAATATGGATGAGTTGATAGAAGACCTAATATCATTCGCTATATTCTGTAAAGAAAGACATGTAAAACCTGTGCTGATTGAGAAGATGTTGAGGTTAAGGAGATTGAAAGTAGCTTCCTCTGTGGATGCCGTGGTGGAGATGGACAGCGAGCCGGAGACAGTGGAGATAGAGGTCGAGACAGGAGAGTTCTATAAGACGGGAGCCAAGAAAGGTCAGCCTAAGACGGAGAAAAAGAAGATAAAAAGATGCAGGAGGATATTCGCTATATTGGACTTCAAATCAAACAGGAAAGGCAATTTCTATGACGAGTACGCTTTCCAGCTTGAGCTATATAGAAGAATGATACTGGAGAACTACGGAAAGACATTGGAGATAGAGGAGATATATAACTTCGCTCCGGGTGATCCTACCGCTAAGACAAGTCAATATAAGTTGAAGAGACAAACCGATAATCCTATACTTAATATGGCTACGGTTGTATATCTTCAAGGTAAGTATAAGTTTGAGAAAACTAATTATACGGTTACATCAAGAGTCGGATCCTTGGACATAGAAGGCGAGTTTGACGTTAATAAGTTGATAAGAAAAGAACCACTGAGGGACTATATATATAGAGTCATGAATGAGAGGAGAGGATGATGGAATTTAGGGAGTTCAATAAGAGCGTTCATCGGTATGAGCTGGATCATAGCAAGCCAAGAAGGAAGCTGACGTGCCCTCAATGCGGCAAGGATAAGTGTTTTACGCCGTACGTGGACGTAACCACCGGTCAGATCGTTGGAGAGCAGTTTGGGGTGTGTGATCATAAAAATAAATGTGGTTACTTTAAATATCCAACAGGGAGCGAACTTGGGAACAATGATCTTTTTACCGATTCAAACAAAGTATTAAGGAGGTACAGACCTCCTATGGATCCGGATATAGCCAACTGCATTCCGGTAAGCAAGATGTTTGAGACGCTTAATCCTTTCGAGACATCTGATCTTCAGGATTATCTATCCAATATATTCGGATCGTATCATACCAATAGGGCATTTAGCTTGTATAAGGTGGGGATGATGAGATTCGGGGACTGGGGTAAGTGCTGTGTGTTCTGGCAACTGGATAAGAATTGGGTGGTGCGGACCGGGAAGATAATGGACTACGGGCCTGACGGGAAGAGGGTAAAGGTTCCCATGGATCACGTATGTTGGGTGCATATACTGGACGGTCAGGATTACCTGCTTAGGCAATGCCTGTTCGGGGAGTTCCTTATCAACTTCTATCCCAATGACGCTCCGGTGTATATAGTAGAGTCAGAGAAGACAGCTGTTATCTGCAACATCGTGTATCCTAATAGGTTATTCATGGCCTGTGGCGGTATCCATATGTTGAAGAGGGAGATGATAGAGACATTGGGTAGGAGGCGGATAGTCCTGTACCCGGATAAGGGCGACGCTTTCAACGAATGGAGAAAGAAGGTAAACAAGGATATGAGGGGGATGAATATAGAGATAAGTGATTTCCTAGAATCAAAACCCAATATAGATGAGGGGATGGATATAGCGGATTATTTTATAATTAAACAAATTTACAATAATGGCAAAGGTAGTTGATAATTACAAGGGATTCAAGGTGCTTGAAATAACAAGACAGGAGATGATAGATAAGCTTACCAGATATGGGTGCTTAGGCATTTGCGATATGTGCAACAGACCTACATCCGTAGGTTATTACGTGGCGGTGATCAATCAATGGATGTGCAGGGACTGTTACAATGATTTCATCAAATCGGTTGACAGGTATGAGAAGGATATGAGAATAGAGAACAGGAATTTTGATAGATTCTGCAATCTATTTAATGTTGAGATAGAAGAAAAGGTATGAAAGAGCTGTCTTTAGCCCAGAAAGCTATGTTAAACGGATCCATATGCCCGTATTGCAAGAATCCATCCACTATGATAAATACGGTGGAGGGGAAGCAAGTTGGGTGCGAGAAGTGCGGGGCTTGGATGAGGTCGGATTCCATGGGGAACCCGATAGGAAGATTGGCCAAACCGGGCCTTCTTAAGGCCATGGATATGGTAGGGATAGAGATTGATGCGTTCCTGAAAAGGACGGGACAGGATAAGCTAGATTTTTGTAAGGAACTGTCCGGGAAATTAGGGATACCGCAAGAATACATATCCCCTTACAAGATGTCTTTGCCATCATTACTTAAAGTCATGAGACATATCAAGACATATAGTGATAATCGGATACAGATATATGATGGAGGGAGGGGGAATAACTGCCCTAGGCATAAGACGATAGCGATAGGAGGTAGCGCATGCCACGGATGTCCGGAGCATCTATTCCATGTAGTGGATAAGGTAACTGACTTGGTGGTGTGTGACGCTGACATGAGTTACGGTGATTACAAAAAATGATTATTAATAAAAATTGACAGAACATGAAAGTAATTTTCATTCACAAACAGACAGGGTTTTATGTAGGAGGATCAGTGTTTAACAAGACATGTGGTTTTTACAAATGCAGAGATAAGATGATAGAAAAAGGCATAAGCGAGGATAAGGCCAACATGCTTATTGATATAATAGGTCCGTACTTATGTGTGTGGGAAATAAAAGATGGGGATGATCCTTACGAGAGCATGAGAAGCAGACTCGGAGATAAAGCCTCATATTTAGATGGAGAGGATATTATCGTAGAGGATTATGATTATGACGAGGAGGACAAGGATGGGGAGGTCGACTGAATATTATAGGACACATCCGGAGGCCAGAAGAAAGAAAGCCGAGACGGATAAGAAGATCAACGCCCGCCCTGAGCAGAAAGCCAAGAGACGGGAGTTGGGTCGCAAGAACTACAAGACCGATAAGTTGAAAGGTAAAGCCTATCGGAAGGGAAAGGATTTATGCCATACGGCTAAAGGACTTAGATATAAATCAAGATCAGCTAACAGAGGGTCTAAATCCGATACGGCTGGCGATAGAAACGCAAGAGGATGAGTGAGGATAGGATATGGAGGTCATCCAAGGAGATTATCATGGATGCCTATGAGAGGATAAGAAAGTATCAGTCGGGAGAGCTTCTCCCGGCTCGTACTGGATACGCTTATCTTGACAAGGCGTTGCTGGGCGGGTTCTACCCACAACATGCGGTGGCTATCGGCGCTAGACCCGGAGTGGGCAAGTCTTATTTGGCTCAGAAGATTATGAGCAATGTAATGAATGTTAATATCAATCCCCAAGCTGATGATTATGTATGGCTCAGATGTGAATTTGAAATGAATCCAGAGGATTTGATGTTACGTTCACTATCAAAAAAAATGGGAAAAGATATACAAGATATTCTCCTTAACGAGATGTCTGATGAGGAGATAAAGGAAATGCAGAAATGTCTTAAGGAGGAAAACTCCAGCAGAATAACATACATCCCTAAACCATCGACAGTAGACGAGCTTCAGAGCTTCTTATGGAATAGTTATATGCCAGCGAACAAGGATAAGAAAATGGTATTTGTATCCATAGATCATACAGCTCTTATACAAGGTACGGGTGACGCTAAGAGGAATATAGATAGTCTGATAACCATGTGTAATATAGCTAAAAGAACTTTTCCCAATATATTCTTTCTTATAATATCACAACTTAACCGTGATATTGAGGGAAGACGGGATCCTAAGGATCATATGCCAAAACAATCTGATTTCTATCAATCAGATACATTGGGGCAATTATGTACGGCTATGGTAGCGTTGAATATCCCAAAGAGATACGGCTATTCATCATACATGCAATTCCCGCAAGGCTGGTATCCTAATCTGGAACGTTTTAAGAGCGAGTCAAGGCGCTCTTTCCGTGTGGATGGACTTATATTCCATCATATAGTAAAAGTCCGTCAGAGATCGTTAGAAGAGATTGAGGCTATACATGTGGATATCATGAAAGGATATGAGCGATATTATCCTGATGGAGGGGTGGTGCGCCAAGAAAGACCGGGAGGCTCGGATGCCCCCGTGGGTAGCGGCAAGCCGGACACGACCGTGGTGACGCTGCCGCCCCCGCCTCCCAGTATCCCGTTGGAGCAACAATATATACCGCCTAGTGATGATTTCAATATAGTACATGACGAAACACCTTATTGACATGAGATTGAGACATAATTACTTGCTTGTAGTGATAAAGGTGCTGGAAATGTTCTTGAAGACCGTATTGTCGGTTGAGGATAAGATGGGGATAAAGGAAATTATATCCTCGTTAAAGGAAATGGCTAAATACAGCATCAGATATATCATAAACCGGGAACGGGAAAAGGAGATCATGAGTATCTGTGATGAGGTATCCAATAAAGTACAGGAGTATAAAAGGATAAATGACAACTCAATGATATTGGAATTGGAGAACCTAAAAAGGGAAGTTGTGGCGGTGGAGGATCTTCTTAGCTCATACAAGGGGGTTCTTGACGCCGAACTGGTGATAGCCGAGGATGATATCAGAATCATACGGGACAAGATCGCTATAAGCCTTAGAGAGGACGGGACATGTAAGAGCATGACTGATGCTGATAAAAGGGCTAGGGTGGACGTAAGATACGAGAGGGCGTTAGAGGATTATCGAATCCTTCTAAGATGCGCCAATACGGTTAGGGCTAAGATGTCGGTTATAGGACATCTTAATCAATCAATAAATCAATCCATATCAGTTGGTAGGGTTGGTATGGCTAATGAATCTTATACAGTAAAACAATATGAGAAAGGGAAAGAGATTATCGAAAGCAGACGGCCTTAGGGTATTGATAGGAGCTTACGATGCTATAGAATATAGACGTGAGTTAACTATGTGTGCAGCTATAACCGAAACGGCTAATAAGCTTGGATTAGTGGATAGAAAAAAAGTTTTAGCGTATGAACTTATACCTGAGTTGAGGATGTTTAAGCCGATCAATAGTCGTATAGAGGAAATTTGGTTCAATCTTTCCGATAAGGATACAAGGCTATATATATTACACACGTTGATTAACATATACAACGATACCGATCATCCTAATATAGTAGAGAAAATAGCTAGAAAGATTAGATCAATATTTTAACTCATTAGCTTATGTAGGTGATTATATACCATTTTACACAAAAAAAATGAGAAATGATATACATTTGTACGAAACATTATACTGGGTATCACCAATACCCTCTACCGGTTGCTCAAGAGTGAGATCGCCGGATTCTTTTACTGAACTAAACGTTTTTGATTTTACTTACCCAACGAATGTTTTAGGGTAAAACCTTATATCAAAGACCTCTTTTGCTCAATCGTCTTGTCCGAAACAAGGGACTATATGATTCGATTGAGTGAAACAAAATTAGAAAAGAAGAATATGAAATTAAATAACATCTGTATGTTTTACAACATATCTGGTGTAAAATAGTATATAATAACCTATGTATATTAATTTTGAACAGATGATGACATCAGGATTAACGATGTCTGATGTTGGATATCTTTTGATGATCCGGCAAAAAGAAGAGATGGCTAACACCATTCCAAAGGAGAAAATAGATAGTTATAAAGCATCTGGTTATATTGAGCTTCAGAAGAATGGGAAGTGGAAGATAACGCCAAGGGGAGGATCGCTGTTGATGCTGATAGAGACACCCGGCCTGACACCGGAGGTCGAGGGGATCCGGGACCGTATCGTTGGGGTATATAACGATATGGGTAAGGATACAGGAGCTATCAAGGAGGTGGAGAAAAGGCTTATCTGGTTCGTGGCTAACACCAACTTCAAGGAAGAACCTATAGTAAGGGCCGTGATATCCCATATAGACCTTAAACGTGAATATACGATGAGGTTGGATAACTTGATATGGAAGCCGTCAAATGTCTATAGCGTACATATGAGCTTATCGGAGTCGACGTTATTCGATACGATCATAAAGATGTATGGCATGACATCCGATCTATATCTTAGGGAGAACAAGAACAAGGAACTGGCATGGTTGTTCGCCGTAAGCCGACTCCCGGATCCTCCTAAGAAAATAGATAAGGAATATACTATTACTGGAGATGTTAAGATGGACGTCGAAAGAATATCAGATATAAAAAAAGAATTAGGTAGAAGATTAAAAATGTCAATTTAGCATGCAAAGAAAAGAAATTGAAAAAGTAGTCAAGGAAGTGATCTTTGAGAAGATGGGTGAGTTTACGGGTTTTAATCATGCTGCCGAGATCGATAACGAGGATGGGCTGGCGACTGACATGGCTATGGATTCCTTTGACTACGCAGAGGTGGTGATGGAAATAGAGAAAAGGATGGGTATATCTATACCTGATGAGACACTAAACATCAAACCTTATACTAAACTTACGGTAGGGGAATTTATGGATATATTATATAATTATCTAAATAATCATGGAGAGAGATAAAATATTGAAACTAGCCAGAAAAGAGATATTTGAAAAAATGCATAAGTTCAATTACATTAATAATATAGAGGTAATTGATGATGTAAAAGAAGATAGTAATTTATCATCTGATCTGGCTATGGGTCCATTTGATTTATTAGAGGTGTTGATGGATATTGAAGAGAAGATTGGTATAAGGATATCGGATGATGTCTTCGGTGATAAACCTGTTGATGAACTAACTGTAGGGATTTTTGTGGATATGTTGTATGATTGGTTTAAGAGTAAGTAATGGACTTTGGATATGATGATTGGGAAGAGGGGCTAGAAACCCCTCTTGTCGATGATTGCGATGACGATTATAACGAGGAGGACGAGTATGATTTCGGCTAAAGAACTAAGGATAGGGGATCTTGTAAAAGACAAGGCTGGCAATATATGGAGAGTAGGGTGCGTTACTGGTATTCGTAATGAAAGTAAGTCATTGATCCTTGAACGTGAGGTTGATGACGGGATAATGAAATGGTATTCCGGGGAAGATGATGTCATGCCTATTGAGATAGATGATAACCTGCTTAATACCATCAGGTTTAAGCGTGATAAAGGACGGGATGTATATCGAGGCTACGGAATATCTATAGAGATTTTTGACGATGGGTATTATCTTAGCCTTAGGGATCTGGAAGACGATCTAAGCGATCCTATTCAGATTAAGAATCTTCACCATCTACAAAACCTGTTAATGGACTTATACGGACATGACATAAAAATAGATAAGCTTTATGGTGATACCGGAGAATAATTTGTTATGTAAGGTTATAAACGGAGAGAAGGTTCTCGCCGCCTCTTACTCGCAGATAGACACGTTCGTCCAGTGCCCATATAAATGGTATAAAACTTACGTGGAAGGGAATAGATCCACGGAAAAGCATGAGGCTACGTCATATGGTACGGTTATCCACCAAACGATGGAGTATTTTTTCAAGAACGGATGCAGACCTTCTTATGAGGATATGAGTAAGGCTTTCAACTATTACGCTGATATAGAGAAAATACCTTTTGATAGCGTTAAATCTCAGATTGAATCTATGCAACATGCGGCTAGGCTAATAAGGTGGATTGTAGGATTGTTCGAAAAGGATGCGGCTGGTAATTACAAGAAAGCATGGTCGGGCCTTACGCCAATGGAGAAAGTGATCCGGGGGTCGAGACCGGCCGGCGTGGAGGAGGACTTCGTCCTGCCTTATAAGCTACCCAAGCCCCTTACATTGGATGGTGTTACGTACGATAAGGTACATATCATAGGATCAGTAGACTGGAGAGGTGAGTATAAGACAAAAGACAGAACAGCTATGTATACGATAGACTGGAAGTCTGGGAGAAAATTATTCGATAAGGATAAGCTGCTTCACAATCTCCAGCACCCGATATACGCCTTTTACATATACAGGAAGTATAAGGTACTTCCAGATATGTGTAGCTATTTTTTTACCCGTATGTTGGATAACCAAAATGTGAAGGTAGATAAGGAAAAGGTAGAGAGGTCAGTCAAGGAGCTTAATGATATCCTTCTTGATATGTATGATTTCGAGACAAAGAAGATTGATAGCTACCAAGCTCACGTCTGGGACGATGCCAAACAGGGGTATAAGTATGAGACACGCTACCTCATGGGACGCCAGCCGGCCTGCCTTGAACCCCGCCCCAAGCCCTTGTGTTTTTGGTGTGATTTCTCAATCCATAAACAAGGGACATGCAGGTACTCATCGGATTGGGACGAGTCAAAAAGAAAGAATAAAAAAGATTAACTTTATTAGAAAGCCTAGGTAAACATCTAGGCTTTAATTATATTTGTATCACCAAAAAGAACTGATTATGGACAAAAGTGAAAAAGAAAAACAGATATTAGATCTTCTGATGTCTAGAAAAGATATCAGGAAATTGGTAGAGAAATCAAATGAATGTTATTCTAAAATGGATTTCGTTGGAGCCATGAGATACCGGCAAGAGATAAAGGATATCGTAGATCGAGAATCTAAAATCATGTTGACAAAAAGTGAGTCTTTGATAGGCTTGATGAATAATGCTGATAATGAATATAAATTCAATATGCTGGTATGGCTACATTCCATGATGTGTATGGCGGATGTATTTAACGGGATATTGGAGGATTTCAAGGATGGGGTAAGAAAAGCCAATGGTAACTCCAAGTTCGTTAAGTTCGATAATCTGGATCGGTTAATGGCAGAATGTAAGAAGGAGATTGATTACCTGATGAAAGGCACAAGTAAATCATTCCAGATATCTTTTGCCGTAAGAAGCGATGAGCTAAGGGAGATGATAGAGAATATGGTTGGCGACAATATCCGGGAAGGGTATGATATGTTTAAGGAAGAGGCTAAGATGACCAAGGAGACAGACAGGAGCAAGATAGAGGAATTTAATAAAAAGCTTGACCATGATCAAATGTAATATAAAGCTAGGCGATATAGTCCATACCCAGATAGGAGTAGGAGAGGTGATAGCCATAAGCAAGACCAAAGAGACTTTGATGGTGAAAATAGACGATGACCGGGAGTGTGCGATAAGATTAGAGTACGTAAAAGACGTTTTTGATAACTACAGATCCAAATGATATACAAGTTAAGACCATATCAAGAGGAGTGTGTTAAAAGTATCTCCGATTACATAAACTCTGATAGGAGCGATCCGGTATTAATCGTAGGGCCGGTAGGTTGCGGTAAGTCACTGCTGATAGCAGAGGCGGCTAGATTGATGGGAGATAAGACGCTGGTTCTCCAGCCGTCTCGCGAATTACTAATACAAAACTACTGCAAGCTTACATCATATGGCATACCGGCGACCATCTACTCCGCCTCCTGTGGCAAGAAAGAGCTATCTAACATGATATACGCCACGTTAGGGTCTATCAAGAAGGTTGTTGGTCAGCTTAAGGAGATGGGGATCAGAAATGTATTGATAGATGAGGCTCATGCTGGTTATAGCCCGGAGGATGGTAGCGAGTTTATGACATTCATGAATGAACTGAAACCGAAAAAGGTGATAGGGTTTACAGCCACGCCATGTAGACTTAAAAACATGTCGATAGGACAGACATCATATTCCCAACTTAATTTCATCACTCGTATGAGACCGGTATATTTCAAGAACCTGATTCACGTGATACAGGTAGAGGAGATGATAAGGCAAGGATTTTGGACACCTCTTAAATATGAGACATGGGATTTCAATGGGGATGCCCTTAAACTTAATTCTAACGGCTCTGAATATACGGCTGAGTCTATTAGTGAGGCGGTGAGAAAAAATGGCTTAAACAACCTTATTTTGCGCCGATTGATGGTGTTAAAAGATATCTGTAGATCTATACTGGTGTTTATGGATTCTGTTGAGAGCTGTAATACTGCCGCCGAATGGATAAACGCCAAGATATGTGCCGGCATGGCGGAGGTGGTTCACGGAGGCACGCCAAAGAAGCAGCGGGAGGCTATAGTCGAGAGGTTCAAGTCAGGTGGAACGCAGGTGGTGTTCAACTATTCCGCCCTCGGAACCGGATTCGATCATCCGGGTCTGGATTGTGTGATAGTAGGAAGACCAACATTCTCATTCTCGTCGTTTTATCAGTGGCTTGGAAGGGCAGTCCGTATAAAAGACGGAAAGGATAGTGCTTTGGTCGTTGATTGTTGTAACAACTCGTCAAGGTTCGGCGATATAAGGAAACTTAGTATAGAGAACTACAAAGGATATGGATGGGGGATGTTTATCGGCGATAAACTAATTACCAATATCCCGATGGGGGATAAGGTAACGAAAACGGATCTGGATATCAAAGCCGCCAAGAAAGATCGAAGGAGGGGGCTGGCGCAGGGCATTACCGCCTCCCCTGTACCCGGGAGGCCGGATCATCCCCTTGGCTCTACGGTAATGACATTCGGGAAATATTGTGGATGGATGCTGCATTCGATCCCAGTATCGTACTTCAAATTCATAAACGAGACATTTGATTGGGATAATGGTCGAAACAAGGAGATAAAAGAGTACATAGATTTTTTAATCAAAAACAACAGATTATGACAGGATGTATATATCATGAGGCTGATCTTGACGGAGTAATGTCAGCGGCTATAGTAAAAAAGTATTTCAAAGGGGAAGACATTGATCTTCTTCCTTACAATTACGGCAAGGAAATACCTGACGTGAATAAATATGATAAGGTGTTTGTAGTTGACGTGTCATTTGGAAACAGAACAAGATTCCTTTTCGATGAGTGGAAGGATAAAGGTACAGATGTCATATGGATAGACCATCATAAGACAGCCATAGACGATATGAGGGATTACGAGGTAAAGGGCAAGAGGTGTATAGGGACGGCGGCCTGTGAGCTTACGTGGGAATATCTTTTCGATGACATCAAAACTCCTAATGTGGTAGAATTATTGAGTGCTTATGATGTATGGGATTACGACCGGTTCGAGTGGAGTGATGTCATGGCGTTCCAGTACGGGATGAGGGGATATTGCGGTCTTGATGTAGACATTGTTAAGGATGTACTAGATAAAGCCGATAGCAACTTAGTGAATGATATGATAAATAACGGGGAGGCTATAATAGAGTATATAGTAGAGAAAAACAGAGGGGAGATAAATATGTTCTCATTCGAGGCTGATGTATTTGGGTACAAGGCTATATGTATGAATACCACGGAGTTTAACTCTACTACATTTGAATCTATGTATAACCCTAAGAGACATGATCTGATGATGCCATTTTGCTGGAACGGAAGATTCTTTAGATGTTCATTCTATACCACCAAAGAGGAGGTGGATGTCTCGGTGCTGGCACGCAAGGCCAACCCCGGTGGCGGCGGTCATAAGGCGGCGGCAGGCTTCCAGCTTAGCGCAGAGGATATGATGGAGTTTTTGAAAACAAGGAAAATGTTATGATTGGATTAGGATCTATCTTTATAATAATAGTGTGTTCTATCTATTTGATAGTAGAAGGAAATGAAAAGAATGATTCGACTAAATTTTATGGAGGGATAATAGCAACGATCTTATCTATCTTTTTGATGTGTATTGTAATACAAAATATAAAAAATACAGAAAATATGGGGAAAATATACAAATTCAAGAGACTTAACGAAATGAAGCTAGACGATTACGGCTTCGGTTTATTCGAGTACAATGGCGTTCTTTATTTCAAGGAGGCAGAGGGTGAGAGATGCTTTGATGTAAGAAGCGGGAACGAGGTTATTATCGGGAAAGATAAAATTGTAACGGCCTTGGAGGATTGATCATGAGAAAACTTAACGACACCAATAGGACAAGAAAGAGAAACGTACGGCACTCGTGGGTAAAGGCGGGACCGGGGATCCAACGCTGCGCTATTTGCTGAATTACGAAGCAAAGCGAGTGGAGAGACGGGAAGACCTCGCATTGCGTATATCTATCATCTGGTGAGCTTTATTCCATAACAGGTGAGACACCGGAATGTAGGGATCTTAGCGAATTTTATTAATCTAAAACATGAAAATATGACATGGTATGATACTTACGAGGAAATAAAGACCAAATATCCGGATACTGTTTTTGAGGAATATTGGTTAACGAAAGATGATGCTGATAAACTAAGGAATCATGAATCAGTTAAAAAGGGATGGGTTACAATTGAAAATAATCCTGATACAAGCGGTTTTATTATATCTAGTGACAAATGTGTTATCAATGGCTTTAAAGCAGAAAAGAATGATGGGGATGAGCGAAGCATATTGCTGCATATTGGAATACTGTCTCCTTTTAATGATGATCCAGTAATAATAATAAAACAAAAAGAAATTTAAAATGAAAGAGGAATTTGGTAAATACGAAAAGGTTGTTTATGACGGTGAGGTATTTGAGGTACTTGAAACCGCCGATCGTACAGGAATGATGAAATTAGGCCCATTATTTAAAGCATCATATGAATATGCTTGGGCTGACGAGGAAATGGTTGTATCATTAAACAGGGCTATTAAATTAAGGATTATTGATGAGGAAACGGTCGATAAGCTTACGGATTATAGCTCTATCGGCGAGGGTCTATGTAATACCAATGAGTGGGAAGCGACAGACGCACCGTTCGTCGGGAAGGACGGCAGCGGGAAGAACGACCGGGCCGACGGCAAACTCCGGTGGGACCTCCTTCCTTTGGCTGAGATAGAAGACATCGTGAGGGTATATACAGAAGGTGCCAAGAAGTATGCTGATAACTCATGGCAGGATATACCTGATGGATTCAATAGGTATTTTGCTGCGAGTCAACGTCATATAATGGAATATATGAAAGGAGAGAAATTTGACAAAGAAACCGGTTGTTATCATCTTGCATGTGCGGCATGGAATATAATAGCTATGTTATATTATGACAAACATGGGAAAGGTAAGGATATGTCTAAAAATAAGACATTTAAATTCATAGAGGAAGCATCCATAGTACATGGGAACAGATACGATTATAGCAAATCAATATATAATGGGCATGACAGAAAGTTAATTATAACATGTAAGATACATGGAGATTTTATGCAAACACCTCATAATCATCTAAACGGGCATGGGTGTCCTAAATGTAGATATGACATGAACAGAAGATTAATATGCGGGGTTGGTGTAAATGACATATACGGGAGTAAAAACGATAGGAGTTATAACACATGGTGTCATATGATAAAGAGATGTTACATGAAATCTAAAAAATTCAATGCATATAAAGATTGCTATGTATGTGATGAATGGAAAATATTCAGCAATTTTAAAAAATTTTATGATGAGAATTGCCATGATAGTACATTTCATCTTGATAAAGATATAATATTCCAAGGGAACAAAGAATACTCACCTCAAACATGCGTGTTTGTTCCCATGGAAATAAATGAATGTATAAAATCTGAATGGTCAAACAATAAGACTCTTCCACTGGGTGTTACTAAAACGAAATATGGTAAATACAGGTCAAGATGTAGAATAGAAAAAGGGGAAGGAGAGACACATATAGGTGTGTATGAAAATGAAAAAGAAGCATTTTATGCCTATAGAGAATTTAAGAAAAAAAGGCTGAAGGAAATGGCCGAAAAATATTTTAATAATGGATTGATAGACAAAAGGGTGTATGATGCCATATTGTCGTATGAGATATATCCATTTAAATATGGGGACAAGAGAAATGATGAATATGATTACACAAGTAACAAACATAACAAAGGGTTAATAGAATGGAAGAGTCGGGAGAAAGAGTAGTAGATGAGAGATTAAGAGCTATCAATAAAAAAACCGGTAAATACGTTGATTTAATCAAGCGCACTATTTATAATGATACTCCATTTCCGATAGTTAAGTATCTTAATTATAGTTATGATGAATTGAATTATGATTATGTAAGGTATCTGAATTTTGATGTAGACATAAATTGGGAGTTGCGTAGATATCAGATTGTTAAAGATTTATTATCTAACAATTTCGATGGAAGGAAGATGGGTATAGATGAGGTAGATAATGCTATATTTACTGCTGATTTAATTATTAACAGATTAAAAACTATTTAAAAATGGTAAGAATTGATTTTTTCACGAAGAAAGACGCTGAGTACAGCGATTACATGCGATATATTATCGCCAACACATTACAGGAGTATGAGGGTGAGGTCACGTTAAACCAGATCCCGGAGAACAAAGCCACGGAGGAGGAAATATCCAAGTACGGTATAGAGGTATATCCTACTATCATCGTCAGCGGAGATAACATGGATGGCTTTAATAAACTTGAAGGGATGGCCAGAAAAGCTGATCTTATTAACGTCATGTCGTTATACGACAAGAAATAGGCTTATGACGATAAGGGATAAATATTTTGGTTGGAAAGATATATTCTTTGACAGGTTCGTGCATTGTTGTAATGAAAAAAGTGACCAACCACAAGGAAGTAATATACCTCTAGCCAAAATAAACTTCGATAACAAGACAGGATATGTGGAGGACGGGACTATTAATATAGCCGAGCTTCTTCAATATCTTTGGATAAATAATAAGGTCTATGGGTGTGAATATGCACCCATAGATATATCTTCTGTCTTACAAACATTGATTAGATTGACCGAGAACGCTAAACATATGTTTGAGGATCAACCGGGTATATATGATATGATCCCATATAGAGGATTTTTTCTTAGAGATGACTTTTCATCCGGGAAAGATTATTCACTTGATTTGGATAAAATAGTGAGCGGGATGGGTGGATGGTATGGAGAGGATGAAGACCCATGCTATTCGATGTTTGTTAGCCAAGATCAGATATGGAACTTAAATCCGATATTAAAGGTATTAGCTGATGAGGGATCTATTCTAGCCAAGGAACTTGGGTATGATATGAACTCATATGTCAGCGATAATGGATACACGATATACAACCCATATCTGTCATGGATCAATCATTACTATCATTATTGCCCGACATTTAACGAGGATAAATTAAAGCCTTGGGATAGGGTAGAGGATAGGAAAAATAAGTTCAAGATGACGGATAAGGTCAAGAGAGGTGCCAATAACTGGTACTATTCAGGCGGGACTATATCTTGCGTGGATAGCTTCTTAGGGAAGAAATACAGGAAGAATCTCCGGACTTTCATATATCGTGGAATAGTGTTCTTTCTGGATCGGATATGGCATACGTCTTCATTTGAGAGGATGGGCGTGAAAATGAAGTACAACGCTTATTACTGCTATGCCGCTACCTCCGGTATTTGGTACAATAAAGGATTCAAGAAAAGGCTAGCCAAGAGATTTAACGAGTCTTTACGTGGCGGAGGGGATCTGTTCGGGGCTAACCTAGCCTGCATGGTCTGTGACCGGCGGGATATCGATTGGGAAGCGCTTCGTCTTTGGCTTGACAAGTATGACGAGCCTACTGATAAGGGTATGGTGAATAGCCCTATCCAATTTATGTATTTATATTTATATTACGCTTTTAACAAATAACTTGAAATGAAGAAGATAAATGACTGGGTTATAAGGACATTTGGGTTGAGAGGTTCATGGAGCTGGGCTAAGAAGCAGATGTTAAATGGAGCGATCATTAAACGTAAGACCACTATAGGGACATATAAAATAGCCATTGATAATGACAAGAATAAGTTACTTGTAGCTACATGGGATCATCTAGATCAAAGTCCTGTATGGGAAAGGTGTCCGCATAGTTTATTAGATGAAGATGCGGTTGATTATTTTGTCACAGCTCATAAAGAATTATCATATGGAGGCATAAAGATCAGGATGAAAGATGAATTTAAGGATTAAGCGTGAATTTCCCTGACTTTAGGCGGGGGGGGTGATATCGAAGTATTGGAGCGGAACTTGTCGGAGCGTTCTTTGGAAGAAACGATAGGGAAAAGATTGGAGGATGAAGAATATTTAGGTTTATTTAGTTTATTATCAACTGAACACTTGTATATTTAGATAAATTTTAGTATCTTCAAGTATTGAAAATCAAATGAATACACCATGTTGAGAGCCTATAAATATAGAATCTATCCGACAGACGATCAGAAGGTTTTGTTTGCCAAGACTTTCGGCTGCTGCCGCTTTGTCTATAACTGGGCACTCAACCTGAAGATTGAAGCCTACAAGCAGGATAAGAAGTATGTAACTTACAAGGAAGTTCAAGACCGGATGGTGAACGAACTGAAGAAGGGGAATCAATGGCTGACAGAGGTAAATTCACAAGCCCTCCTGAACTCCATCCGCAACCTTGATACTGCCTACAAGAACTTTTTCCGTGACACTCATGCGGTAGGTTCCCCGAAATTCAAGAACCGGAAGAGCAAGCAAAGTTTCCAGTGTCCGCAGCATTGCAACGTGGACTTTGTCAATGGAACCATTTCCATACCCAAGGCGAAAGACATTCCTGCCGTGCTGCACCGCAAGTTCAAGGGTACGGTGAAGACCGTAGCCGTCAGCATGACACCTTCAGGCAAATACTTTGCTTCCGTGTTGGTTGATACGGCTATCCAGGAACTTTCGGCCTCAGCGATACAGGGAGATACGGCTTTAGGTATTGATTTAGGCATCAAGTCGCTTGCCGTATGTTCTGACGGGCGCACGTTTGACAATCCGAAGAGCTTGCAGAGAAGCCTTGACCGCTTGAAGTTTTTGCAAAAGCGGTTGAGCCGCAAACAGAAGGGATCATCCAACCGTAACAGGGAGCGTATTAAGGTTGCCAAATTACAGGAACACATAGCCAACAGACGTAGGGACAACCTTCATAAAATCACTTATGCGCTGACACACGATAGCCAAGTGCGTACTATCTGCATGGAGGATTTGAATGTGAAGGGTATGATGGGTAATCACAATCTAGCTCAGGCGATTGGGGATGCATCTTTTGGAATGTTTATGACCTTTCTTGAATACAAGTGCAGGTGGTATGGCGTGAACCTCATCAAGATAGACCGCTTTGCCCCAAGTTCGAAGACCTGCGGCAAATGCGGCTATGTGTATAAAAGATTGAAATTGAGCGAGCGCAGTTGGATCTGCCCAGAATGCGGCACGCGCCACAACCGTGACTTCAATGCTGCTTGCAACATTAAAGAATTTGGCTTGAAAGCCCTACCCTCGGAGCGAGGGGATGTCAAGCCTGTGGACTGTCCTCTTGTGGATGACCGACCTCGTGTCCTAAAAAGCAATGGCAGGAAGAAACAGGAAAAGAGAGGAGGCATCAACCTCCGAAGCTCATGCCTTTAGGCGTGAGTAGTTCACTTGTAACGATAAAATATTAAAAGCATGAAAAAGATTACCGATAAAGACGTAGAGGCTCTTAAAGCCGGAAAGAAGGTGACAAAAGACTGTATCCATATGCAATTGGATGATAAGGGGATATTGAACATGTGGGCTGATATCAATATAACTGACAAATATAGGAGTCTTGAAATAGACGCTAGCAAATTGTTTGATCATGGGATTCTTACTGAAGAATATGATAAACTTAGAATTATAAACATACATTAGCAAGGTAGAAGAATATGAGAAGAAGGATGATAGGCGGTCAAACCGTTTCAAACGGTATATATATCTTACATATTAATGGCAAGTTATATACTCGTGATAAATGGAATTATTCGTGGAGAAACGACGCCGTAGGAGTGGCGTTGATAAGCGACAACAGCAGCTTCGTTATTTCAGGTATTGAGCTTAAGAATCGAAGCTGGTCTAATACGACTGGATTGATCCAAGGAGTAACTACAATAACATCAAGCAATGAAGCCAAAAAAGATTTTAATGGATTTCAAAACACACAAAGTATTGCGGAATATACGCATGCTAGTGCCGCTTATGAATGTACTGTTACTCAATTCAAGAACGGGCAAATGGGATATCTGGCATCAGTGGGAGAATGGATGGAGATCATAAATAATTTAGATGAGATTAACAAATGCATGTCTCTTATCGATGGATTAGATATAGACGAAGGCGTTACAAGTTATTGGACTAGCACTCAATATAATTATGAGAAAGCATGGTTAGTGACTTATAACGGGAATGAGTTTTATCCAAATGATGAGAGAAAGGGCGTTTCCTTCTATGCTATTAGAGTAATATCACAATTAATATAAAAAAAACAATTATGACAAAGAAACAGTTAAGAATCCCATTTAAATGGAAAACCATGTAAGTGGGTTAAAGATGATCATGACGAGGAACGTGATAATTATGAGTTCGAGGAATGCCTTGAGATACACGGATTCGTTCGTGGATGCTCTTCGGCTGTAATGATATTAAGACCGGCGAATGATCATGGGGAGGATTTTAATTATGCCAAAAGTGTCTATCACCAAGTATTCTTGACAGACAGTAAGGAAGTAATACAGAACATGATGCATGGAATCATATATGGTAAATGGACGTTTGTTAAGAGAGGCGAAAATTTTGGTATAAAATTGGTTAAGGTCTTACCTAAGATACATAAAATCTCCCTTGATATGATCGCAAAGGATATTTTTAGGCCTGAGAATAAATAAACAATATGAAAGTATTATCATTATTTGACGGAATATCATGTGGGTATCTAGCGTTACAAAGAGCCGGCATACCTATAGATGCTTATTACGCCTCGGAGATAGACAATACATGCATAAAGGTGAGCCAGAAGCATTTCCCTGATATTATCCGGTTAGGAGATGTCAATAACTGGAGAACATGGGATATCCCTTGGAAAGACATAGATCTGGTCATGGGAGGGTTCTGTTGCCAGAGTTTCTCTAGCTCAGGTAAGGGTAAGGGATTCATGGACGCAAGGGGGGAGACTTTTCTTTTGCTTCTCGGACATCGTAAGGCATTTAAAGAAGGAGACCAAAGGTAAGATCCTGTTCTTGGGCGAGAACGTCCGGATGCGGGACGAGCATCGCCGAGTGATAACGGAGGAGCTGGGCGTAGAGCCTGTAGAGATCGACAGCGCCTTGGTGTCGGCGCAGACCCGGCTTCGTCTTTATTGGTGTAATTGGCCAGTAGAAATGCCGAAAGACAAACATATATCGTTAGATGATATTTTAGAGAATGATAAAGGATGGAAATCTGGGGCCATAAGAGGACGTTATATATCAACTATCGTTGGTCGAAGAATAGATAGCAACGGACACCAAAAGGACTATGACAAGAACGTGAAAATCATACAATGTCTGGAAGTAAGAAAAGACAAGAATACTACCTCTATTAAGAAAAGTAATTGCCTTACAACAGTCATGAAAGATAACGTGATATCATCATTACCGCCCGGAAGATATCTGAACGCCTTTGACCTGAAAGATAAGTTCAGATACCTGACTCCTGTGGAGATGTGTAGGCTACAGACATTGCCGGATGATTACCTTGATGGGATAGCCCCGAATACGGCCATGTCTTTAGCGGGAAACGGATGGACAGTGGATGTGATAGCCCATTTGCTAAGAAGCATAGAGCGTAAGCAGATGAATGATATTGTAAAGGAGTTTCGCAAGATCATTGATGAGCTTATGTTCGAATCATCAAAAACGGGTACTAATGTGACATGTGATAAACATGAGCAAAATGAAGCCATACGGAAGAGTCAAGACAGTTAAGGGATCTTCATGGAAAAAGGATATACATCCACCGAAAGGGCACAAGAATTGGTGGGAAGATATATGTGATCCTATACCTAGAAGTACCATGAAACTCATATTTAAAACACAATTACAGCGATATGATTATAAACAAGACATGGTCGATGCCGAATAAAGAGACATTCAGCATAAAACCGATAAGAGAACTTATAGATAGATATAAAAAAGACGGAATGGTTATAGTAGATCCATTCGCCAGAAACAGCGATATAGGGACGATAACCAACGATCTTGATCCTGAGACTAAGGCTATGTATCATAAAGACGCCACGGACTTCTTGTGTCATCTTGATGATAATATAGCTGATATGGTATTATATGATCCACCATATTCTGCGAGACAGGTATCTGAGTCGTATAAAAGACTTGGAGGATCTGTTAATATGCAAACAACGCAATCTAGTTATTGGGCTAGGCAGAAGAATGAAATAGCTAGGATCACCAAGAAGGACGGGGTGGTCATTACCTGTGCATGGAACTCCGGCGGTATAGGGGCAGGGCTTGGCTTCGAGCAGCAGGAGATTCTTCTCGTGGCTCATGGGGGATGGCATAATGATACGATTGTTACTGTAGAGAAAAAGATCAAGGGTTAGATGAAAGAAAGGATATTCACCACAAAAGAACAGGGGAGGGTGCTGGTCGAGGCCGGCCTCCCTATCTCCACCGCCATCGGCTTCAGAGACAAGTACCTTGACTCATTGCATTCTATGGAGGATGACGCTGGTCGTATAGGACTGATCGAGGCCGTTACCCCGGATATATCCGACCCGGTTTGGGATGTAGGGACGTTATTGAATTTACTCCCATATAAGATAGAGGGTTGTACATTCGAATGTTATAAGCTAGAAAACGCATGGTTTGCATTATATAGGGATATAGATGATATTCCTATATATTGGAGCAAGGAGAAACATCTTATAGATGCGTTATTCTCATTGATGATGGATTTGTTTAAATTTAAATGCGGATTATATGAATCACTACATGAAACAGATAACAAGAATAAAATACAAGACAAAGAATAACCCTCCTATGGCTAATGTCCCTCTTATAGGATACAGCAAAAAATATGACTGTTGGGTAGCGTTAGTATACAGAAAAGGGGATAACTATTACACCAATATGGAGTGCGATGTTGAATATAAGACATCCCCTCCAGATGAGTACGAATACGTATATCCGTGAGAATTAGAAGGGATATATTTATATTTAAGCATGATTAATATTATTTTTATATTATTCATGCTTTTATTTTTGTTTAAATCTTACTTTTGTATCAGCATTAAAAACCAGATTATTATGGATGAAAACAAACAAAAAGTCAATGAACTTATGATGAGGACATTGGGTTCTCATTATGGCGGATATACCTATGTAAAGATAAAAAATCGTGAAACTTATGTAACGATAGATTGGAAGTTATTGAGGGCTATAGAGAAAGGAGAGGTGGAGATAGACAATGAGAAATACCATCTATCCGGAATAGAGTACGTGGCTAAAAGATATCAGGACATGTTTTACGCTGGTCGTGATATTTATTATTTCAAGGGTATAGGAGGGCATGGGATGACCGATCTTCTTAGAAACGCTATAGATGATTTACTGGATACCATAAGCAGCAGAGAGACTTATCGTAGCGCAGAGCACAGGGTGTACGCCCAAATGAATAAACTTACGGAAGCGGGAGCTATGATCAGCTTGGCTATAGAATTACTAACATCTAATATCCGTCATAGTTATGGAGAAATTAATTTTGAACGATATCCAAGACCTGTGGAGGTGGAGGGAGAAGATAAACATTGATGACCTCAAAGAGGATCCTATGGCTGAGGATATGCCGTTATATTTCCCGTGCGCTGTTGTATGGCATGTGGATTATGGTGAGCATGACGCTGATAGTTATGTATGTTATGGTTTTGTTTATGTAGCAGAAATATTAGGGATATGAACATTAAAAAACAGATAGTTCTTGACGATAAAGATTATGAGCGATTAGTGCACGATGCTAATCTCAGTAATGATGAGATAAAAAGCAAAATCGCCAGCGCTCTAACCACCGATATAGTGGTTAGTTTCGATTTCGATGTAAATAAAAAGGTTACGGGGAATATAAGGATCGAAAGCGCCACCTATAATCTAGGATATAATGAATATGATAATATCGTAAGGGCTAGAGACGCGAATATTCACCATGCTGTTTATACAGCTATATATGATTATCTTGAGAAAATAAAGAGAGATAATAATGAGCTAAGCGCAAAAGATTGGATATTATTCACATCTATAATCTTATATATTTTCGCAATGGGATTTGCAGGTGGATGGTTGGTATTTAGTTGATTAAATCATGGATAATTTAAAAGACATACAAAATATAACCGGTCTTACGTCAGAAGCTATATTCAATATACGTAAACCTGTTGATTATATGTGTAGTGATATAGATAGTCATATAAAAGATATCGAGATACAATGTGATTATATTATGGATAGGGATGAGGGAGATGTTATATACTATTCAAAATCAATTAAATCAGATGTAGATTCTTATTTCAAGGATATACGATCAAAAGTTGAGAATCTTCTTGATTGGGGAGAACAGTGGAAAGTACTGGCTAAAGATCTGTTTGATGAGTTGATGAAAGTGAATAGCAATAAGGCCATAGACAGCTATCTATCTTATGAGGCATTGGAGAAGATTAAGGAACATTTTAAAAATCAATAAATATGAGCAAGCTGTTATTTTTTGACTTAGAGACAACCGGGGTCAAATTTTGGAGAAACGGGATACACCAAATAGGAGGGATCGTGGATATCGACGGGCAGGAGGCCGAGAGGTTCGACATCCGCCTAGCCCCGAACCCGGCCGCCACGATAGAGCAGGAGGCGCTGGACGTGGCCGGCGTTACCTTGGAGCAAGTGCAGTCGTATCAGCCTATGGAAGAAGGGTACAGGCAGTTAGTTGGTATATTATCCAAATACGTGAATAAGTTCGATAAGAGGGATAAAATGTATTTAGTGGGGTATAACAACGCTGGATTCGATAACAGCTTCCTACGGGCTTTATTCCAGCAATGTGGGGATAAGTATTTCGGATCATGGTTCTATCCTAACTGTATGGATGTATATGTTATGGTGACACCATTCCTTATGGGCGTAAGAAACGATATGGAGAACTTTAAGTTGATGACCGTGGCTAAGACTATGGGTATTGAGATTGATGAGAATAAACTCCATGACGCTACTTATGATATTGAGCTGACTAGGGATATATTTTATAAGATAATCAACAAAATGGATGTCAAGCTATGAGAGATGTTCTAGAGGCCATGCATGATTACCCGGATGAGGCTCTTGGGTTATTTTTCTTTTTGATAGTGATTGTCTGGTTATTGTCAGGTGTATTTGAGAAAAAAGATGGATGATAAACTCGATGAGATACTGGATCTCCTAAGATCTCAAAATGAGATGATTAAGGATATTCACGACTATGTGAAAGAAGTTACCAGCGAGAAATATATAGGGGAGTCTAGGATGACCAGCTTCTCTATCAATTTGGCCGCTGATATACTTACCGAAGCCATTAGCCCTAAGATAAAAGGGATGATGGTGGATTTATTAAGGAAACAGGGATGGAAAACCGAATGAGACATGGGAACATATGAGAAGAAGGTAAATCAGTTAAAAGATTTGATGGTAAGGAAATACAAATCGGCTTACAACAAATCCAAGGAAATGGACATAGATATAAGCTCGATGACATATCTTCCGAAACCAGACGCGTTTAACGTCATAAATATTGAAAAAATGCATGTTATTCTTGATCGGGTCAATAAGATCATAGATGATAACAAGGATAAGCTTAAGAATCCGACTTGCTCTACATGCGTACATCTGCATGATAATGATTGGGCGAAAAGATACGGGAAAGTATGTTGCTCTATTTGGCAAGTGTGTGACCATTATATAAACCCTAACAGTAAATATAACAGGAAGCAAAAGACTTATGTTAGACGACCAAGCAACAAAGCTTGTCCTAATTATGAGTATGGTGATGATAATTTTGAAAACAGAAGAAGATGTATAAAAGAAAAGAATACCCGATAAAGAGCTATGTGCCGATGCGCACCAACAAGGATAGGACGTGTATCTGCTGTGGCGATACGATCCCAGCCGGCAGCAGCAGGATGATACCTGGACACGCCAAGGCAAATCATAGTTTATGTTTCTCGTGCTTCAGGAAATGGAGAGATACGGGAGGAGATCTTAAGCTTATGGACAACCCCGGAGATGTGAAGAAAGAATATGTCATACATATGTCTAATATCATGAAAGGGAATTGTGATATAATAAAAGGTCGAAAGCTTTACGTGGCTTTTAAAAAGGCGATAAACGGCGGGAAGAAGATCGTTATCAAATTTGACACTGATCAACCGATATCTATGTCAACAAGAGTCATGAATCCTTCATTCGGGGAGATTATGGATGAGTACGGCAAGAACATATTCCAAGGTAATCTCAAACTGGTAGATGTTCCAAAAGGAGTTAAAGATTTGATAGTTAACTATATAGAAAAATATCGTAAATTATGAACATAAAGACATTTATATACATGATCTTAACATTCAGAAGAATAGATCCTATACCTAAAAGCCTAGGATTTATGGTAAGTATGGCATTATGGATGTCCATAGTATGTACAATATTTAACTTTACTGTATTGATAATAAAATTAATAAAATAGGGTAATTATATACCAAGAAAAAATTAATATCAGATAATCATGGATAATAAACAACTTTACAAAATAACCTTAACAAGGGAGCAACTGATGTTGATCTCACAATGTGTGGAAGACATCAGTAGATTTGCGGCGGGTGACATGGATCTACAGCATACAACAGATACATTGATAGATGATATGGATAGGACGGAATCGCTGGGGATAAAAAGCTTTATAGTCAATAACTCACGAGCGATAAGAAGAAGGTTGTTCCCAGATCTTGAGGATTTTGAGCATATAGGGTACGATGGAGGCAGTAAGGATAAGATAAACAGGAAGAGACTTATCGGCAACACCTACCAGATATATAGGTCGATATTACATCAGTTGGCCATTGACGAGAACTGGAATAACGTGTATAGCGGTATTACGTTACCTTCAGGTGATATGGGAACAATTAAAGTGGAGAGGGTTGATGATGAACGGGAAAGTAAGGGCGTTTAACGGGGATATGGGTATGGCGATGTCCGTATTCAAGGATATGGTAGGGAAGGTAAGATTTGTTTTTGCCGACCCTCCTTATAAGATAACCCAGGCAAGATACGACAAGGAGGGATTTGATTATAAGGCGATGTGGGAGGTAATCCAAAAAATGCTGTGTCCGTACGGGGTGGTAGCCGTCACCTGTTCCCTCACGGCGGCGGTCGAGATCATGAGGGTCGCCCCAGCGGGATGGTACCGGTACGACCTTGTTTGGCATAAGACTACCCCTACCGGTTTTCTTAACGCCAAGAAAGCTCCATTAAGAAATCATGAGTTGATACTTATCTTCTCACCTATGCCACTTGGGAAGCATACATATAATCCCCAAAAGACTTATGGTCATGTCAGGAAAGTATCCAAGGCCTCTAGTAAAGCAGGGTGCAAGGAAACGGAATTATACGGCAAGACCGGTCTCACTACATACGATAGCACGGAGAGATACCCGCTATCGGTCATGACGTTCAAGACAGACAGGCAAAAATCAGCCGTCCATCCCAACCAGAAGCCGGTGGAGTTATTAAGATACCTGATACGGGCATACACGAATCCGGGAGATACGGTAATGGATCCGGTAGCCGGGAGCGGAACGACAGGGATAGCGGCTTACGAGGAGGGAAGGGACTCCCTGCTTGTGGAGATAGACCGTCAATTCTTTGATGAGATGATAAACAGATTTAATAACAATAACATTAAAATAGATAGAATATGAATAAGATTGAAGAACTGGAAAATAAGTTGAAGGAAGAAAAAAAACAAGATGCAGGCTAATCTAAAAGAGAACTATAAATGGGTCGTTGGGAAATACGTCAAATTCGATGAATATTCTATAATGAGAATAGATAATCTACGTTATATTCCTATAAATACCGTAGAAGATTATTATAAAAATGAGCTAGATCCAAATGAAGCTATTTACGTAGATGGCCCTGTGGCTCATTATAATGTAGAGGACAATTATTATTCTTTGGCAAAACATAAAAACATACAGATAAAGATAAGAAATATAATAGAGCCTGATGGTGAATTTGAGAATCTGGTAGAACGGTTGTTTAATGAGGCAAAAAAGAACTTACTATGAGCTTGTTTGTATGCGCTAAATGCGGCTGTATCGATAATACCGCTACGTCTAGTTACTGGATGTTGACAAACGAGTATATGGTGGACAAATTCGAGTATGCCAAGGAGCTACAGCCGTACAAGGGCATGGGGCTGTGCAGCGAATGCGGGAGGCTGGCTACCAGCCCAGACGGACGTGATGTCGTGGTGCCCGGTAAATGGCACGGGAAGTTCCTGAAGGAGAAAGCCACCGAAGAGCAGTTGAAACATGTAGGATATAAAAATCTAATAAGATGAATAAGATAAGAAAAGGAGAAGTTAAAATATATAAAGGGAAAGAATACATAGCTATCCCTGAGATAGAAGAAGAGAGTTGTACGGGATGTTGTTTTTACGACAAAGGGATTTGTTTAATAAATCATGCTGATGATCCTAATTGCCTTCATAGCGGCATGATCTGGGAACAAAAAGAAAATAGTATGAGCGATATCAAAGAAAAGGCTATCAAATTAGCCATAGATGCCATGAAGCCCATACCGATACACTCATCACCATGCTACAGCGTAAGTGATAACAGATCGCCGGAGGAAAAGCATGAGGAGGAAATGAGGTTTTGTAAGGATCTTAACGACCTTAGATGTGAGATGCTTATTGATATGGCTAAGAAAATAGAAGAGTATTTATTACAAGATATATAACAACCTTAAAAAATCATTATATGGACATTGAACTTTGCAAGAAAGAATTTTTCTTATTAGATGAAGAACTGGAAAGTTTTAAAGATTTTTTGAATGATCCTACAAAAAAACATCTATCATTCTATTGATGGAGTAAAAATTGTCAAATCAGAAAATGGGGAACTTTGTGGAGTAGGTAGAATACCTCATCGTCTAAAAATCGTAAAATAAAAAAAATGACGTTATTATGGCTACTAAAAAACAGATATTAGAATCAGATGAATTACTTCAGCAAAAAAGAAAGGCTTATCATCTTTCAGATGAAGGATTCGAGGAATATAAAAAGTTCTTGTCAGATCCCGATCAAAAGAAATTTTGTTTCAAGGGATATTATTATGTAGAGGTAAAGGAGCAGGATGATAAAGAGCTATTAGGAGCAATGGGACGAGTAGTATATAAATAAGCTAAGGTAATTATATATCATTTAAATTTTGAATCATGAAAAAGTGTAAATTGTTAATAACAGATTTAGACGGGACACTGATTGAAACATTGTCAGGAGATACATTCCCTAAAGGTATATGGGATATGAAACTCAAACTCTACGTATTTGAGGCTATCAAAAATTACGCTCCTGATGATATACTAATCATATCAAATCAGGGAGGTATAGAAAAAGGCTTCGTAGACAAAGAGATGTTTGAATATAAATTCGATTATATATCAAGCGCATTGGAGGATTATACCAATATATCCGTATACAACTTTTATTGCGACAACAATGATAAAGATAACATCAATAGGAAACCAAATACGGGGATGATAGACCAGTATATGGATTATATCAAATTCATAAATGATAATGTAGATGAGGAAAATAAGATCATATACGATACTATCATGATGATCGGGGACGCTTCCGGAAAAGAAGGGCAGTTCTCCGACTCCGATAAGAAGACGGCGGAAAACTTCGGGTGTGAGTATATGGATGTGGATGATTTTGTGTATAAATATAATAACCGATAACGAAAATAAGAAGGATAGGATGATAATCGCCTATCCTTCTCTTATTATGTAAATCCATTTTTGGATTACATTAATTATCAATGGTATAACTATTTATTTATACTCATCTTTCTTTCCTTGTTATCAAACATTCCACGCAAAATGCAGTTATCGTATATACAATTGTTGATCTTCCCTCAGTAGGGTTTTTACCATTTTGGGTAAAAACTTTATAATCAATATCTTTAGTGAACCTATTATCGCCAGTAAGCGCTCTAATAGCCTTGCCTTTATCAGAATAATCGCAGTGAGGGGCATCATATCGTGAACCGACCATATTTCTCAAAAACGCTCCTTTTTTTTCTTGACAATTCTTCCAGTTTAACAAATCCCTTTAATGTTATCATAACAGTCACGGCCTTAGCCTCCCAATATTCATCACCAGGATCAGATCCATATGTAACTAATCCAGAATTACGAGCGGACTGATATGCCTCTATCCTACCTCTCTCATTCCTAAAAACATATTTTAATTCCTGTAATAACGGATACATGTTCTTAATCCCGATATAATAGCCAAATTGCTCAAAATATTTTGATGATTCACGGATAAGGACACCTTCTCTTGGAATAGACCTTTTAAACATATCAATTACCGGTTCATTCTCCTTTATCGTATCTATAGCCGTATTTAATTCGGCTTGGACAATCTTCTTTTCCTCCTCGACCTTGTTCTTGGCTTCTAGTGCCAACATAGCTTCCTTCTCGGCCTTCACCTTGGCCTCATACTCATCAGCCCATGCCCTTGCGGCTTCCGCTGGATTGGAAAAGTCGGGAATACGCAAATGACTTACTTGATCATTATTCGACTTTTCCAACTTCTTTAATTCTTTTTCTTTCTCGATAAAATACCTTCTAGCTTTCTTCCCTTTATCATTATTCTCTACCATACATAGCTCTTTGGCCATATCCATCAATAGCAGGTAATCAGTCTTTGCAACTACCTGAGTATCAGACTCACCAAAATGGGGGAGTCTGTCATTCAGTAAGTTACCTAAATAATCATATTTTATCAATACAAAGTCCTGATTTTCAATAAAACCGTATTTTGATATACGATCTTTTATCCATGATGTAAAATCTCTTCTTATTTGAAGAAACGCATGAAGAAGCCTGGCGTCTACAACCTTATGATTATTATTATCTACTACCGGTATTAATGTATTTAAATCCATTTCGTTGGATTCGGACGTCAAAATTCCATTACTATTGTTCGTGGAATCATGAAAAAGATCTACATTTGTATTCATAAAATAATTACCTATTCCCATCCGTCCGGGATGGATAGATGGGAATACAAAAATAGCCAATCAAATTGTCTTAAACAATTGACCGGCTATTTTTTTTGTCATACCATATCAGTTATCTTCCCCTGTCAAAATACCAATTAGCGTCCTCTCCGGACTCATCCTTATTCCTACCACCTAGAAAGAATCCCATCGTCATGCCGTTGGTCATCAACCAGTAGTCGGATGTCTGCTTAATATCCCTAGCCGTCTTGATATTATACCATTGCTTACCAAACGAGAACTTCATGAGCTGCCTCCATAGTTTGCTCTCGCCCTTATATACGCCGGTCTGGACAGTAGCGAACGGATCCCAGTTTCGAGGATCGGTGAGGTCGCCTAACTTCCGGGCGGTGACCAGCGGATCCTGTAGCATGTCTATGGCGTTAAGCTCCATGAACGGGGATGTCTGGGAGGCGATCTCATTGATCGTCCTGAACCCGATGTAGGTAATGAACTGCCCGAACCAGCTATCCTCATTATCCTCCCTATATCCCATCAATGCCCGTCCTATGGCCATCATCGTAGCGAATACCGCCATGTTGATAATCGATCTCTTGATATTGATCTGCTCGTAGGGGGTAAGCTTATCATACTCTTCCTTAAGCACGTCATATGCCTCTCCCATCCTGCCCTCGGACATCGATCCATAGACATTACCGGCCAGTCTCCATAACGTTCTCATATATCCTTCCTCAAACTGGTTGGTTTGGAAATTGAAACCGGCTTTCTTATACGCCCGCTGTACGGCCAATATAAACCATCCACGGTGAGGCAGCACCATATTAAGGATAGCGTTCCGGCTAGCCCCCACCCGGTTCTGCTCGTTCAAGGCGCCGTCACAGATCTGCACCATACTCCTTACCCTACTGGACAAGGTGGGTATATATCGGTCTATAATATCCTTGTTAGCCTCGTTCTTAGCCACGATCTTTCCGTCCTTGACATCTACCATGTTCCACATAGAATAATCCCTTAAACGCTCCCAATCGCGTTTAGCCTCGTTAGCGGACATATTTCTGTCTTTCATCATCATCTCCTTGAAATTGGAGTATGACCAGAACTGACCCTCGTATAGGCGGGTATCATCCATGACCGAGATAATGACCTGCGGATCCAACGGGGAGTTAAGAACCTCCATCATCTTAAACGGCAGGTCCCGGAATAAGGTTCTCCAGATTTTGTTATACGCTGCCGATCGTACACGGTTACGGACATTGAACACGCCTAGAGCCTCTCCAACGACATATAGCTTGTTGGTGCGGTTTATATCCCCGATCTCCGACACGTACGTACTTAACTGCTTCTGGGCTTCCCCATAGGCGTATTTCATGGAGTCCTTGCTTATGTACTGTCCTACCATACCTTCCGAAAGGAAGTTGGCCTGCCCGGTAAGGGCACCGGTAGCCGCGACGAATGGGGAGAAGCCTAAGTTGGATTTGGATACGAATTTGGTAAACATAAGAGCCAGCTTATTAAGATCGACCTTATAATTGCCTATATCCCATTCAGTCCGCTTATTGTTTATCCTAACGTCATAGATACTGGCGTTAACCCAGTCCTGAAACATCCTGTAGGCATGAGTGGCTTCTGGATTCTTTCCCCCATCATATTGTGTCTCAAGCATCATATTCCTATATCCCATAACATCATCCAAAGCAGCTCTCTTATACTTATAAGATGCCGCCTGAAGGGATAGCATAGAATAGGAGTACGCGAAGTCATGGGATACGTCATCGGCATTCTCTAGCTTGCTCAGATAGTACTTGGGGATCATGCGATATTTGTTATCGTTCTCATCAAGCCCTCCTAGGTCTTGTCCTTGACCATGTATGGGATCATCAACCCTCTCGCCAACGATGTCACGTACGGCGTTTCCGATGGCCGCCTTCGGGTCAACCCCGGCCTGCACCATCATCTCCACTCCGCCCTTGGATATCTGTGGTATCTGGTAGATATTCCTGAAACGCTCATCATAATCCTCCATAGCCTTACGGCTTATGTTAAGCAATTCCTTCCTCATCTCCCACTTATCCTTGTTGATCGTGGCCTCCTCTCCTTCCTTGGTAATACCGTATTTTTTGAAGAAAGCCTCATTCTTGTACTTATCAAATCTAGGCGTATGATATCCATAACCTAGATCGGGATTATAATTAGGATTCCGGAAGGAACTCTCGAAATCAGCCTCATCTAACCATTGGTTGTTGATCGACAAATCAATCATATTAATATCGAAGCCGAAACGGGACACGCTTTCTTCCTTTGATATACCGCTTTCCATGGCATCAAAAAAATCCGACACCTTATACGTACCGTTATTTATCTTCCTGACAAAATCAGAATACCCTTTGGGAGAGTATTTTCTCATATAAGGATATAGCCGGGTTCTGGCATACTCAATAAGTATACTATTAGCCTTACCCATAGCTATATCATTAGCCAGCTTATCACTGAAATCAGGACCGTATTTTTTTCTAAGGAACGTTGTCTCCATGGATGTCCATGATGGATTCTTCTGTGACAGCTTGGCGGCCATCCTATCTACCTGACTCCGGGAGCGGGCAGACATATGTTCCTTGGCGAATTTAATCTCATCCATTCCCTTGTCGTATGTCACGGCATCCCTTAACGCATTACGGTAGGAATCTGTAACGCCACTCTCCACCGTATCGGGCATATTCATCTCAATATCCTCAGCGGAAGCGGCGGCGTTAATAACACTCTTGGCCTCGGCCAGACGGTCGTATAGCTCGTTTATCTTCCTTAATGACGATGATCCACGAAGACGATCGAAATCATACTCGCCATATCTGGTACTGTCCCGGTACTGAATAAGCAAAGGTCTTAACTGATCGTTAATCTCATTTATTGTTGCCATCGCCTCCTCTACCTTCTCTATCCTTGATGATGATACAGATTGCTCCGTGATCTTATCAACCAGATTCTCGTAATAATCACCCTCCTCGGATCCCCACATATCCTTGGAGAAGCCAAGATGACCACCGGCTAGCAGGAACTCGAACGCCGCCTTACCGCCCTCGGACCGCTCTATCCCACGCAGTATCTCCTTAAACTCGGCTGAAGCCTTACGACCCTCGTTGGTATTCCCGAACTCCTCGGCCCACGCCTCGTCCCATGCCTTGATCTCCTCGGACATCATCAACGCCTCGGACCCCGCTTCCTTTGGTGTCCCGTCGGAATACCACTCGCTCTTGGCTATAGCCCTATCACGAAGGATATCCAGATAAGATCTCCAAGCTATAGGGTCAGATTGGAAAGCGTCCCAATCGACCTTCTTGTTCTTAATAAACTTATCCATAGCCACATACCGGCTTCTACGGATACGGGTCATGAAATCGGACGTGGCTTGCGATACCCTACGACCCAGTCTTTCCTCGACCTTCTTATTAACTTTCTCGATCTTATCGTAATAAGCCTGCACCATAGGTTTCTCTTGGTTCTCATCCAACCACCTATTTATCGTATCCAGATACCGTTGCTGATCCTCGAACGTCATGTCCGAGATATCAAAATTCTGGATGGTAGGTTTGAATACATGATACACGGCCTTCGTAATAGGCTTATCCCCATCATATCCTACGATATCATCACGAGTCTTGACCTTAAGCCCCTTATCAGATAAAAGCATGTCGATAAGTTGCTTCTCGGTCTTACCCGTAACCTTTTTAAGATCATATATATCAATAATAGCTTTCGCCTGCTCTGTCCGATACAGTAAATCGTATTTGGCGAAATCACGGGACGAATCAAGGTAATCAGAGTTCTTACCGTTTATCTTCTGTATAAGATCCTCATTATCCTTTATCCCCCATCCACGCTCTTTCATCATCTTAGTCATCTTATTGATATTAGCCACACCCTCAACATGAGCGTCGTTATAAGCCTTGGCAAGACGTTGCCCTAACATGCCTAAGATAGCGTTACCACTATGCTCCAGTGTGCCAAAGAATCGGGACATGACATTGATATCCTTATGGATGTTATTTATCAACTTCTTTATCCCATTCCAATATCTTTCCGGGATATTAAACATCCGAAGCTGTCCATCCAGCCAGTCCTCATTACGATCACTTCGAAGGGCGTTTATATCGGACATGGATGTCTCAGCCATACGTAATATATCATCCATATCCTCTACCATACCAACCTTATTGACGCCATAATAATCCGCCGCCTGATTATTGACGAATCCACGAAGATTCCTGATCAAAGGCACTATCTCCCCGTACACGTTATCGATAACCTGTATCGTCTCATAATCAAGTCCCTTGTCGCTCTTACGCAAGCTACTGGCAACAGTGACCAAATACTCCACCTCAGCCTTGGCGGTCGCTATGACACTCTTGGTGGATAGCAGGTTGTTGTTTTTATTAAGCTCACCACCGACTTGTCTCACCTTCTCGCCTATATCACGAAGAAGGGAGATACTCTCACCAATCCTCTGGCTTTGGCTTGACCTCATCCTCTGCAATCTAGTGTATAGCCTTTCCAATGACCTACCGTTCTTGATCAACTTATTAGCCACGTCAACGTCCGATAACGAATACATGAGATGATTGCTATCCTTTAGCAGAAGCACGTCAAATGCGCTTGGATCATCAGCTAACGCCGACTCCTTTATCCTATCAAGAACCTTATTCAAGTCTGATCTTTGGCTGGTAAAGAAATTACGTATGGCTCGTATCATCCTGCCAAACAAAGAAAGCTGGGCGTCCTCATCCGATGCCAGATCCTCCACCGCCCGTTCCATGCCCGGAACGAACCGCTGGGCCAACGTCTTGCCTAGGATCTCCCGCTTCACCATCCGGTCTAACTCCTCTCCTTGGTACTCCTTCCCATATACCTCATAATAACGACCAGCGAATTGGTTCCATAATGAAGTTCCCTCGACAGAATCAAGTATCTCGTCAATCTCCTGCTGATTACGATAAGTATCGATCAAGAAGTGAGCCACCTCCTCATTAAGATCCTCTACCGTAGCCCCCTCAGCCAATGCTATCACGCCATTAGCCATATCGGATAACGCCCTAGCGGAAGGATCTACGCCATTACGCATCTTATACTTATCCATATATTCGGACATACCCATCACACGGATACCTAATGTGGATAAGATGTTGGTTATATCGGTCCTGTTTTGAAGATCTTCCGCCTTCTCGTTCTCAATAACGCCACGGACATTGTTTCCGTATAAGGCGTTATCCTCCATCATCAACGATAGCGCTAGCTCCATGAACCCATCATACCTGTTATTAAGTTCCTCGAACCGCCCTTGCCTTAACATACCTTTAATCTCAGACCTGCTTACCGTGACCTTCTCCCCGGACGTAGTGATAAGATCAAGATCATTACTTACCTCCGTATCAAAACCTATAGAACCCAATGCGTTCATTTCGGAGGACTGACTTCCAAATCTATTTTTAAGGCTAGAGAAGGCATCCATAGCGTTATAGATCTTAAGACCATCAGAATTGCCGGCTCCAGTAAGATAATATCTATCCCCTAGCCTTATACGTTCCCCACTCAACATACCTTTCTTGATAAGGTAATTGACAAACCCTCCACGAGTACTTATATCTGAGTCTGAGCTAATACCAAGGACCGGGATGAACGACTCGCTGTTATTAAGGGTTATGGAGGAAGAGCCAAAGAAGATGTCAGCCGTACCAGACGGGACGTCGCTCTCCTCGACACTGCCGGCCAAGAACCCGGCCTCGACCCGCCCACCGGACGATCCTTTTATGGCGTTGGCGTAAGAGTCGTGTATCTTGCCGTCATCCGATCTAAAGAACAGGCGAGGCTCACCGGAATCATATACCAGTCTTGAAGATGGAGGAGTATAATTCTCAATATTATTTAACGGCAAGACATTACCAGAAAATATGATCTCACCATCTATATTTCCACCCTTCACCCTGATATTAAGACGTTGACCGGTAAAAGCGCTTTCCACGGCCTTCCATAACATACGGGCTGTCTCCCTAATATCTATATTCTCCCTGATAGCCCTTATATCATCCCATGACGCCTCTTTCAGTATCGTATCGCCAATATTATCCTCGTTTATGGAATCCAGATCCACCTCCTGTACCGTGGATGTATCTACCACAGCCATATCATTGACATCACCTACCTCTCCGGAGGTAAGATAAGCCACGACATTGTCGCTATTCCCAAGGCTTCTGGCCAACGCCGGGGCATCCATATCGCTTATGGCGGACAAGACCTTGGCTGACATAAGTTGCCCCCACTTGCTGGCGCTAAGTCTGGCACTTATGGATCTGGCCGCCTCCTTATTCCTTGGTACGGACTTCGTCCAGTCACCGAACTTAGACCTAAACTTATCGTTATAAATAGTCATATAAGCTTCAGCGGCCTTATTAAGGTCACTTACGGCGGCTATACCCGCTATCTTATCAAACAAGGTGGATACCTCTCCGGAAGGGGTCAAGACACGGGTTATCTTACCCTTACTATTTCTTTTAATTACACAACTTGACATAACTTCATGTTTTTGACAAAGATAAACAAAAAGCCTCCACAAATAAGCGGAGGCTGATATTCTTGTGTTCCTTATATAATTTATGGCTTAATCCGTATTCTTACTATTGATGAACTCACTAACGCAATCACCAGCAAAGCCGGCTATATATGCTGCGTGTTCATCCTCTCCAACCTTAAAACCAAGAGACATATTACAAAACTGACATACGCTCATTGCTATATGGAATGACTCGTGACATATATTTCTCATTATTAAATCATCGTCGCTCGAAAAATTCCAAAGTATGGCGAATTTACCATCATCGTCCCTATCCCTTACCAGATTCACGAAAGACGCTTCCTTATCCATATCATCCTTATCACCCCATTCTCCCTTATGATCCGGCTCCATGTTCTCGAAACGGTTACATAACGTCTCGTAATCCAATCCTACCGTGATAATCAACTTCAACGGATATACCACGAAATCAAATTCCTGCTCTCTCATAATTTTTTTAATTTTTCTATAACCTCAAAACACATCTTGCACTCAATCCTACGATACAACTGCCTTACGCCATCTACCGTAACCCAATAACGATCACCATCACGGTGCAGGAACTCACTCATAACCTTGGTATCAGCCACATCATGTAAATCATATGAACTGAAACATAACTTACATATATCGTCAAGATCAAAATAAGTAACCTTATCATACGTCATACAACGGATTTGTCTCCCATCAGGAACCTGAACATCGAAAACATTTATCTTCTCCATATTAAAAAACAGAGGGATGCCGATCCCATCACAGACCGGTATCCCTTATAATAAATTAGCGACGAAAAGCATGGTGATGGACATGCGCCACAAATGTAATTACAAAATTCGTAAAAACAAAATATCAAGGGCAATCACCTATGCATTCGCACGGAGCATCGCTCTTTAAAATCCCGTATACCCGGTTGTCGCTGGTTAACCACCGTTTCCCGTCGCTCGTGATATAAGCTTGCCTACATCCCTCCTGATTCACCGTGAGCGTCTTCTTAACGCCTTTGGGGGTTGTTATCTCCAACTCAAGGGTACGGTCAAGGCCTTTGTTCATTACCGAGCCAAAAGAAACGGCGGCGTTACCGGTCCCGGACCCGGGGCTGACGGTCAAGTGCTGGTCCGTCACCTCGCCTACCCCGTCCTTCCAATTAATATTCAAATCATTAGCCATAGTTGTATTATTTTTGTTCTATTGCAAAGATAGCAAAACAAATAAACCCCAACCGGCTTTAGTCGATCGGGGTCTGAGTGAGCGAAAAGAAACTGATTATCGTCCCATCATTCTCGATACGGTTCTAGCAGCAGCTTGCGCCCATGTCCAGCTGTCATTAGATGTTACGTTAACCGTCTGTTGAGCACCATTTACATCCAAGTTAATAGTCTTCTTGTCAAGCTCGATAGTAGAGTCTCCAGCGGCTTGCGTTACCGTCACGTTGGCTGCCTGGCCACCAGCGGCAGTTACCTTCAATGTAGCTGTCAGTTCCTCGATCGTGACGTTGGCCGGTACGTTCGAGATCGTGATGCTCCAAACGAACTCGCCAGCGGCTCCGGGATCGTCGGCGATAACCTCTCCGTTAGCCGTAGTCTTTCCAGCCGCCGTGTAGTTAGCAGGGAGTAGTAACGTAAGCCCGTTATCCTCAGCCGGCGCGACCGCGAACGTAAGCTTAGTACTGTTAGACTTACCGGTGATGGTAACATTACCACCTGTCTTTTGTACGGAAGCGTTAGGGCTGTCTGATCTTACCGCCTCAGCAGCCGCTGCCTGATTAACTACCAACGCCTTCTTAGCCCCGCCGTTCGTGGTGACCGCAAGGTTGATAGTGCGTTGAAGACGACCGGTGTGTTTCTCACCGGAGAAATTAACCGCCTGATCTCCTGATCCTGATACCGGGTCGACGGTTACGAAACCAAATTTTTGTGATGCCATATTCAAATGATTTAAAAAAATGTCTTTTTATTATGCCAAAAATAATCTATATTTAATTACACGTCAAATATAGGGGGGGGGTAGATACGACTAGCCCTGTACAACCTCAACATACAACCCGATCAAGTCCTTTAGATTATGACTAAGAGGAGTTCCGCTATCCCTAGTACACTTATACACATCAGCGTTCTGAATGTAATACTTATCCTTGAATATCTCCATTGGAGGGAAATACGGGATAGGATCCCCTATAGTACCGGCATGTTCCTTATCAATAACCTTATACAAGGAAGCCGTATTTAGTCCGGGTTCCCATTCCTCCGACAGCGTATGTTGTTGGATAACCTCATAAAGGATATCCGTATCCTCCTTAACCACCCTAAGACAAAATCCGGTATCCACGGATAGCCCGAACTCCGCCCCTTCTTGTCCCCATATAGGGAATAGAACCTTAACATCCAGTTTCTCATTAGGGGATAAAGATATAGTCTTGTTATTAACCACCATTCTGGAGAATCTGACAGCCACTTTCTGAGGATCGGAGGCATCTTTCTCCTTTGCCTGTTGCCGGACATAAGTCATGGTGATATTTACCTTGTCTGGATAGCCGGACTGAGCGTCAATAGCCCTCACCTGCTCTACGGTAGTGGCTAAGCTTACTTCCCTCTGTTTGGCTCCTAACGCCGACATCAGATCATTATCATACTTATCCATCATCCCGATCAAGATCTTGCCTTCCGTCATATCGAACTCCAGGCCCATAATCGTTATCTTACCGACTATAGCCCCATCAGCCAAAGCGTTACGTCTGTCATATTCAGGAATATAAATATCTTGATCATCCAAGAAAAACTCATGGAGATTTTCAGTCTCATAAGATCTCAGCTCCTCATATTTAGCCGATTTCTCCTCGTTAAGAATCCTCGACTCATCTAACCTAGCCTCAATGATCTCCTTAACCGTGGCTTTAGGATTAGCTTCCTTGAACGCCAATTGCTCCTCTCCCAGCTCTATCCATGGAATCGGATTGCCATTAATATAATCATCATAGCTATTACCCTTAGCGTAATTATCATCAAGAGGTTCGTCTAAAACCAACATATTGGGATATATTTCCCTGTTTATATATGTATATGCCATAATCTATTCTTTAATCTTGTTCTTTAACAGCGATGCTATACTTACCTGAAGCGTAACACCAGATATTTATCTCGAAAGGCTTGTTAGCCGTAGTGGTTATAGAAGTACCACTCATGCTTACATAAGCTCCAGAGTTTGGTATAGCCTGTGTAAACACTGCCGACGGGACGCATCTGATCATCAGCTCCTCTCCTATCTGCATGCCTGACTGCACGGATAGGGTGGTAGCGGCTGATAACGTAGCCGTGATACTTCTCTTACTAATAGGCAGGTTGGCTAATGTCGTGACCGTATTAACTCCTATAAGCCTATTCACGGTCTTCTTATCAGCCGCCGCCATCAACCCGTTAGTAGACTCGTTGGCTACGGCGTATGTCGTGTTAGGAGGTGTGGCCCAAGTGCCATCTCCACGCATGAAACTGGATGTACTACCATTAAGCTGTCTCAACAAGCCGTTAGCTGTAGTAGAGGCCAATCCGTATGTGGTATTGGTAGGTACGTCCCATGTTCCGTCACCACGAAGAAAAGACGTCTGTTTGCCCGCAGCGGGGGCCGGTACCAATCCCGCAGCACCAGCCGCTGAAGCCGTAGCTGCCTTCATATTGGCGTAAGTGGTATTAGTGTCTTTATAATAAGGGACACCACTGACAATAGGACAGGCGGTATAGCCAGAAGCGCTGGTTACCGTACTCCCGTTCTTTACCAGACCTGTAGACCCGTTAGCTCCTACAACACCATACGTCGTATTAGTGTCTGTCCAAGGCACATTGACATACATCTTTCCGCTACTATCCAGCTCTACCGGATAATTCTTGCCATTCTCCGCATATCCAATCATTACCAGCCCAAGGGTCGATGTATTGGCCTTGGCGTATGTAGTATTAGTAGGGACAACCCACGTGCCATCACCACGTAAAAAAGAGGCTTGTTTACCTGCGGCTGGGGCGGGAACCAAACCGGCCTTTCCCGCAGTAGAGGAGGTTGCCGCCCCCATATTGGAATATGTGGTGTTGGTATCCGTCCACGGGACGTTCACGTACATCTTACCACTACCGTCAAGAGCAACGGGATAGTTCTTGCCATTGGCAGAGTATCCAATCTTAACAAGACCTAGATTATCGCTCGTGGCTTGAGCATAAGTCGTGTTATTATCAGTCCAAGGGACATTCACATACATCTTCCCATTAGGGTCCAAGGATACGGCGTAGTTCTTCCCACTAGAGGAATAACCGATCTTAACCAATCCTAAAGTATCAGCCGTGGCCTGATTATAAGTCGTATTATTATCTGTCCATGGAACATTAACAAAAGCGTTACCAGACGAATCTACCTGAACTTTATAATTCTTTCCTGAAGTCGTGTACCCTACTTTAATACCACCAAGAACGGCAGCTGAGGACGTAGGCGGGGCGAAAGTGCTAGGTTTGCCGGTCACTCCAGACCATGGCACAGATGACGCCAAACTTGCCGTATAAGGCTCGTAACCGTCCTCGGTATTCAACTTACTATCATCCTTGACCAGATACATCTTATTCGTGGCCGTTACCTTAACCGTGTCCCCGACCTGAGCCGTGGCTGTAGTAAGTTTAAACCTTGCCGTATCATCAGCAACCACGACCATTCTCTCTAAGGCCGCCTTAGGCAACCTGTCTATATCGATAGTACCGGACGTGATCTTAGAGGCGTCAAAGTTCGCCAATGTCGTGGAGATAGTAATATTACTCCCGAAGTCGGAGGATACGCTACCGGTCACGGCACCGGACAGCGCTATGGTCCTAGCCGCCTGTAATTTCGTGGCGGTAGGGGCGTTATCCGTCTTAAGAGCGTATTTGGAAAGATCAATATCGTTAGCCTTATCCAAAAGCTGCTCTATCTGCTCGCCATTATATTTACCTTGAAAATCTGCCATATCATAATTATTTTTGCCCAAATATAACCATATATATAAGCACCAAGAAATCGAGGGGGGGGTAGATACGGGCAGGTGTTAAAAGCTACCGTCCCCATGCAGGAACCCGGTACGGAATATAATAGCCTTGTCTTTAAGTTTCTGGACAGACTCCCATTCCCACTCGCCCTCACAAGGTCTTATAACATACTTATTGCCCCAGATCTTGAATTTCCGTTCAATAACAAACATCTCCTTATCGTTAAGGACATGAAAGATACTCCCGACAGGGAAATACTTATCAGTCCTCAATATAACACGATGATGTCTCTCGTCATATTCAGGATCGCCTACGATACGTGCTTTATAAAACTGGAAGTCGTTTAACGTCCGATCCACAGGTTCTATCCAGTAATATCCTTTAGCCATTGATATTCTCTATTTAATCGTTATATTCGCGGAAGAACAGTAACTCATAAGGTTTTTAGGTAATTTTCAACCAAGGGGAAAGGGTGTCCGTGAGGATATCCTTTTTTCATTCCCGCCCACCCTACCTATGAACAAAAAGATCTACTCCTGACAAATATAACGATAATAAGATACTTGACAAAAAGAAACCCCATCGGTATTCTATCGCCGACAGGGTTCTCCAACGTTGTATCAAATCATATCATCTCACTCCATTTGATTGTGTCACCGACGAAGCACCGCACCGCCAGATACCTTACAAACGCCGTCCCTTCCGGAGCGTCAGGGTCTTCCAGATAAGCCAAGACAGCCTTGACTATTTTCTGGTCGCAGTCCAATACCTTAGGAAAGTAGTCGCTATAAAACATAGCGAACAGATATTGGACATCTCCCCAAGTGGCGTTATCAGGTTTCTTGGCCCCGCATTTATCGAACATCTGCTTAGCGTCCTCCATCGTCCATCTTCTCTTGGACCCATCGGCGTTAAGCATCTTATCAGCGGCCTCCCTAGCCAACTCCTTGGAAAAGTGATATCCATGGGTGTCTATATACCGCTTATAATCCGGGTCATCAGCGTCTGCTCCTCAGTAGTAACGACTCCTACGTCCCCTGCGCATATACGGTTCGGTACCTTCGTACTCGTCACGGATGCCACGTTCACCGAACCATCCCCTGCGATACATCTCATCCTCTCGTTCATGGAGTCTCTCACGTTTCTCAAGCTCACGCTCATCACGTTCCAGCTCCCTCTCGCGCCTTTCGAGATCACGCTCACGGCGTTCTAGCTCATCCATCCTACCGTCATGCTCCTTGCCATAATGGTCATATATTCCACCACCATAACCCATGTAAGTCCCATCTGAACGTCTGCTACGTCCTAATAATTATCCAGATATAGACCATATAGACGGAAATCCTCTGAATAATAATGTACACAATTTAAGATGGTGCAATCAAGTTATGAACATGAACAATCCGATCACAAGAAAAAGACTGTCTAACTCTAAAACAGGCAAACTAAACACAAAGAAAAGCATGCCTGTCGTACGAATCGGAAATGATGGAATGATTGAAACATTTCCCTCCGTGATGGAAGCATATAGAAATGGATATAATCACTCATCCATACTAAAATGTTGCAAACATAAAATGCACACACATAAAGGATGTAAATGGATGTTTTTATCCGATTACGAAAACCTTACCAGTAAATCAAAGAACGATATCTGCCAAACGTCAGACTAAAAATTAAATAGCTGCGTTCCCGTTGTTGCAACAACCATTATTGCAACCGCAACTATTGTTGCAACAACCTCCATTATACCCATTAAATCCATAAGGATATCCGCCATAGCCATTACTTGCAAATGGGTTGCAGACTAAATAGCTGGGCACCGGGCAAGGACGAATCTGGTTAACAATGTTTTGAGTTTGAGCTTGCTGAGCGGCAAATAACTCCAACGTCTGTTTTTGTTCACGCAACGAATCAATCGTATGCTGCATTTCCCTCTTCTCAAGATCACAGAAAGCATTCTGAATTTGCTGAGATTGAGCATCAATCTTAGCGCTCAAGATATTGAACTGCGTAGTAGCCTGCTCACGATTGTTTGTCAATCCTTGGTTGATGTTACTCTAAAGAACATTGGTTTGCTCTAACGTCCGTAATTGATTGTCAAAGCCTTGCTGCGTTATCATATTTTGAGTAGCGCACGTGCTTTGGTTGATCAAAGAACTCAAATTGCAGCAGCAAGAGCTAATCTGGTTACCGATCTCACAACCTTGTTGCTGTACGGCGTTAATAACAGCCTGAGAGGTCATACCTACCTGACCAGCTACCTTATCGATAGCGCCTTGTACGTTACAGATAGCGCTTTGCAATTGAGTGGTAGTACAGTTCAAGGCGTTAGCGATCTGCTCGATAGCGCTTCTGTTACCTTGGATAGCCTGCATCAATAGCTCACGGCCATAGTCGTTGTTCAATTGAGCCGGAAGACCGTTAGCGCAACAATCATTTCCATTACCACCAAAACCATTTCCGAAACCACGTCCGCCCCATAACCAGAATAGGACGATGATCCACAACCACCAGCCGTTAGCCCCTCCGAACTGGTCTTGGTTGTTACGACCGTTCATCAACGCAGCGACTAAATTCGGATCCATCTTATTACCACCCAAAAGGCTGGTAAACATACCCGGAATCATAGATAATAAACCATTAGCGGCGCTACCGCTCCCGGAACCCATGCCGTCTAACAGCACGATTTTGTCTCCACTTGTACCCATGTCTATTTATTTTTGAATTAATAATAACCCCACCTGATGGCGGGCGTTACAAAGTTCAAAAATTAACAGTCCTAAAATCGTGATATGTGTCATCATCAAAGTACTTAATGTCTTGTAAATGGGATTAATAAGAACCGATATAAGACAAAAAATCCGGAGCGTATCACTACGACCCGGATTCATCGCAAATCTATAAAATCCAATGTTTCAATGCTCGAAAGAAAACGTCTCACGACGTCAAAGAGAGATTAACTACACGAAAAATCTCGCATCAACTTATTTGTATTAGCAGTGTATTCATTAGCTATCTTACTGGATGAGGGATTATCCTCTATCCTTGACAGGCGGTTATCGTCACTCCTTACCGTAACGTCACCTATCTTTCGTACCATACTATCCTGATATGATGATGGGTCCGAATATATAAAATTATCCACGAAGCTATATATCCCGCCATTAACCGTCTCACCCACCTTCTCATATAGGCCAGATTGGAAAGACACGAAATCGTCGTACCTCCCACGAGCCAAGAACGAACCGTCCGGTCTCGCCTCGACGCCGCCGTTGACCTCCCGGAGCAGACCCGGATTCCTTTGGTATAGATATCGATAAAAACCGACATCCATCATCCTGTCCTGTCTATCCAGATAGAAAAGGTTTCTCATGCTGCTGTCACTAGACTCAATAGCCACATCAAACAACAGATCTCTTACCTGACCATCCGGCAACGACATCTCTATGTTTTTTAACGTACCTCTGTCATGGTGATTCAAAGATACATTATAAAATCCATTAAAATCAAGGAAACGTAAGACATTATTATATAAATCCGATTTTTTTAACCTTTCCTTGATCTGGATCTTCCTCAACGATGTACAGGATTTGATAAAATCCCGATCCTTTCCCTGCCTAGCCTCGTATCTCCTGAACTCCCGATCAATATCGACATCATCCATCTTAGGGGTTACGGGATGCTGGTATATCAATCTGGTAAGGATCATGTTCTCAGTATTCGAGGATGAGATGTTGGACATAACTAGCTTCTTTATGTTATCCTTGATCACGTCAATATCGGATCGAGAAGCCCCGGCAGGAACCACGCCAGCCGGCAAGTACGAGGGCCGCTCTATCCCGATATCGGCCAACATCTCATAGGCCTGATCGGTGTCGGTTATCGGGGTCGTGTTATGGTATGTATTTCTACCTACATACAACATGTTCATGTCATACATATCGGAAGGAGATGTTTTCCCGGACCTTACATACACCATCCTATCCCCGGTAAAGTAAGTATCCTGAACCTCATATATCGGATTCCCTTTCCCTGTTATCCTATCAAGATCGGAAATAAAGTCATCATATACCGGATCACCATTCTGTATAGAAGATAACATGACATCCAACGATGCCATAAGGTCACGGATATCCTCCGGCCTAGATATAACCATCTCATCGCTAATCGCCTCGCTTATATCAACGCCCATATCGGAAAGATCCATGGCTATGTCATATAGACGTCCGGCAACATCCTTGATGTCCTTAAAATCGTCCATATTGATCATTTCCCCAACCTTATCCCTTAGACCTTTCATGTCCTTAGGCATACTGATATACGGTATGGTGCTATTGGAATATGAGTCGGTAATCGTATTCCCATCCTGATCCCTGACCTCCATACGGGTCATATTACGATACGTGTCATACATCCGATCTGCGTAATCCTGATCCTCCTGATACCGGAGCGCCAAGGAAGGGTATGGGACTGAGGCGAAAGCCTGATCGAACTCCCGGCGGTCGCTGATACCGCCTACCGCCCTCATGATCGTATCCCTTACCTCCATTGGATTCAAGCCCCTTCTCTTTCCTAACGAGTCATATGTATCCTCATATATCATATAATCATCACCAAGGCCTGACTCGGAGGATAGGAAATACATATCCTTCTCATTAAGATCCCCGTCAGACATAAAATCGACAATCCTCCTCATCATACCCCTTACCCGATCATACTCCGATCGGTTAGTCATGATATTATCAATCTCATCAGCGTCATACATCCCCGATCGCTCAAGATTGTACCTATTGAGGAATATATCACCGCCTGAAAGGAAATTAGATACGATCATATCATTAAGATCATTGATATTATCGACGCCCAAGGAAGTAAGGGTATTATTAATATCCTTAACCTCGTCAGCCATGAAATTACCCACAGCATAATTCTTTTGTTTGATAAAGGACATGACATCATCATACTTAGGCTCCCCATTGCTATCTAAGTCGTATTCTGATGGCATGGACATCCAATCGCCAAAGAAAGACACGAAGTCGGGGGAGTAGGCCGTACCCCAGACCGATAAGGCCTGCTTCTGGTCGCCAAGCACCTCCATCGCCCTTTGGTATAATCCGGATGGTTGGTCGTTCGGGGCAAGGACATTATCTACCCCACCCTCCTTATTTTTTATAACATAACAAGATCTACCCATAGCTAAATCGTTTTGTTACAAAGATATGAAAATCCCGCCTACTCTCACGAGCGGACGGGAGCCAAATAACAATAATAACAAACCTTATGTTTCTATTGAAAAGTACAAATCATTTTGCCGATCCTCACGGACAAACAAAAAACTCAATCCTAAAACTATAAAAACGAAACTTATTGTTTAGCAAAAATATTTTTATCCGATCTACTGAGAACCCTACCTTTCAACTCCAAGAACCTAGGCATCCATTCCCTAGATATCTTAGACACGATCCACTGGAATCCCTTAGGAGTCACATAGACGGTGTTAGTCCCATAGAACTCATCGTCATCACGATACCTGTAACGAGCGTAACCACGATCTATCATCCTTTGGGAAAGCAACCATCTCTTACCGGTTTTGGCGAAGAACTTATTATCCTCAAGCAATATACGAAGATTCTTCTCCGCTATATCATACCCATGAGCCTCCAGCTTTTCCCGAACCTCTCTGATCAACATATCTGTCTCTTGGGCTATTTCGGCTGTCTTAGCAAACTCAACCATAGGAACCTGTTCTTTGATGATATTATCAGATATCCTTTTGGCTTCCTCTGCCGCTTTTTCGCCTCAGCTAACGCACGCTTCTCCTTTTCCGATTTAAGTAAAGCCTCTAATGCCTCTATATAATCAGATGGAAGTTCATTCTTTGATGGCATAGAATAGGAGCCTGTTTTTCTAATAGAAGGAAGAACCTCCGATGTTACCCATTTTTTGAATTTCTTGGCAGATTCCATCTTAGATGACATAATCAAAGAATACATCCCTGATTCATTGATTAATTTGATCTCCCTAACAGCCTGATTTATAAGGGGGTTTATTTTAAACCCCATTGATTTACAATCACTTGTAAGAATGATAGAATCCTCATCATCAACAAACCTTTTTACAGCGTTCCCTAAGTTTTCATAACCAAGACATCTGGCTATGTCATTACCAACAAACCATGGATTGCTTTTCTCGTCTAATAATACTCTTACATCCCCCAAAATCAGGATTCTCAAACAATTTTAAATTATCATCCATAATATAAAACAACGAGAGCCACCAGCGTCCGTTACTCCACTGATAGCTCTCATTTATCGCCTACGCCTAAGCGATATTAATATCTTCTTCTGGTCTAGCAACGGATAGACACCGCAAATATAGACACTTATTTTAAAACAACAAACAAATAGGAGATATTTTTACAAAAAACGTAATCAATTATATTTGTCTATCATATAGACGAAATATAACTATATCTATCCTCCATCATCATCACCACCTTCTTAATATCAGATAAAGTTAATTTCTTTATCTCCATATTCCTACTATCCATCCTGACGAAAGAGTCCTTGAACTCCTGCTCGGTTATGGCATCCAACCTAAATAGATTGTATTTTATAAGTAACTGGGTTACGTCAAATATCAAGATATTAAGATCAACATCATCTTTCAACTCATTAAGTAGATCGCGCATCATATCCTTAATAGCGTCAGTGTCAAGTTCCAGCTTCTCGGCTTCCCTCATCAACTTCTTAATGATGCCATTGTACTCGATTATGATATTAGCGTTATCATCATCGGTAGGCAGAAGAATATCCATCGTACATTCTATACCTATCTTATCACTAAGTCTTTTATTGAACTCCGTCATATAATCGAAAGCCTGACTTCTGCTTAAAGCGTATGTATGGTCAAGTAACTGCCTTTGTCTGTTATTGACAAAATAATGACTGGTGTATAACATCATCAAGACCTTCACTCGCTGGATGCGTAGGTCTTGCATAATTTTCCGATGTAAAAAACTATCTAACTGCATAATATAAAGAGTCCCCACCGGGGCCATCACACACCCGACAGGGACCAACTTTTAAATATCTTACTCGTCAGGTGATGGACTGACACCGCAAAGATAAATCAAGATAATTTATTTAGCAAGGATTTTCCGCTTCATTTTCTCCAGATACGACATTCCCGTCGGAAACCAAAGACTTATCCTCGGCTGCTTTCGTAGGCGAGGCGAACTCCGATTGGGAACCGGGCGGGTTGACGAACGGGGTCTCCGTATCCTCGAAGAACGTCTCATCCCTCCTAATACTCATCCTGAACTTAGGGGCTATGAAAGGATCGTTATTAAGATCGATGTTGATCGTAACGTCATTCATCAAAATATCCTCCTTGGTCCTAGAATCGCCTATCCATCCTCTTACATCAGCGGTCATAGGCATCTTACTAGCGGCTTCCTTGACAGCCTTTAACCGTCCCTTGATAACATCCACGTCTCCCGCCAACGGAATCATATATGTCTTGTTATCCAGCCCTGATCTGGCTATAGCGTTGTTAAGATCCATTATATCATCAATACTTACTCCACCACCTAGACCCTCTATAATTCTGTCAGCCATCGATCCGATCATAGATGAGAATGATGATGTATCCTGATTTTTCAATCTTACGGGGTACAGGTAATTTCTTCCATTTCCTGTCTTTATAGCTACTACCGGGATACGTGAATTTTTATAATCACCATACTTATCCCTGACGATAGCCGTACAGAACGGGAATATATTATACTTAATATCATCCCTCATCGTAACCTCCCCGTTCTCTATATATCCTACACTCTCGACCTTACCAACCGTCTCGTTGGTAAAGTCATTCTCGGATACCATCAACGTCCCATTATCATCACTTACGCTAAAATTAGGTCTTCCCGGCAAAACACTGGTGACTGTGCCTACGAACGGTATATCAATCTCGCCAGCGACAGATCCTACATTATCCCTATACAACTCAAAGGCCATACTCCTTAAATCAGCGTTACTCCCTTTTGAGTCTGGATCATTGGCTTTTAGCACCGAGACGAAATTGCCATCGCTATCCACGATCTTAATAACCATATTATCAACCAGCTCTCTGTAAGCCGACTTAGTCTCATCAGAATTAGGATCAACGGCGTTAAGACTATTGTATTTATCATACAGTCCCTTGGTGTATGGATCTGACATATCCATCTTAAACCTTACCATATCACCCTTGCGAAGGCTAGCCGCTGCTTCCTGATTCACCGACTCGTTGTTAGACCCAAACGTATCACCCGTGTAATAAGGAACAATAGACCCATCCTGCCCCTTGCGATACACCATGAACCAGTTGGAGGTCGATAAGGCGGTCTGCCGCCCCAATATGACACCGGTAGCGTTCTCGAAAGCCTGAGCGTCATCCTCGCTTATCATCCATCTTGAGTGGTTATTCGACTCTATAACAGTAAATATGTCGGTTCCGTTGGTGAAATCCATCACCCTTCCATTATCAGTATCAGTGGCATCAGATCTTTTAAGCCCAAGACCGTCCATAAACCTGTCAAGTCTCATCCCTCCTACCTCATAATACATGACCCCACCGATCTCTCTCTTTTGGGCCATCAACACCACTGGGTTCTGGGCGGCGTTAACTTCCGTCCTGCCGGTGGATGTCCCGGGTTCGCTCTCTGTGAGGACATCACCCATAGGTATGGATTTATCATAATCCTTGACAGCTATACTTCCGTTATCATACAACCTCATCCATTCCACGAATTGAAGAAGAGGACCATCGGAATAATTATTGATAATATCAATAGTCTCATTAAGCTTATCCTGATCAAACTCATTGCCATTGTCAGCTTCATTCATAAGATCGTTGTAGGTCTTTATCGCCTCCTTAACCTGATCCTGATCAAGACCATTAATATTTATATCTATAATATCATCAATAGCATCCTTGATATTATTCGAGACATCACCATTGATATTTAACCTATCTATCATCGACCTGATCTTATTGAGTCTGGCGATAGGATTATCCCCAAACCCTTTAATGATATCATCAATACGATCCTTATTATTATCATATATCTGACGCTCCCTAGGAGACAGGATATCCTCATTGCCGTTCCAGATCTTTATAGCGATATCAGTAGACCTATCGTCCGAAGGATTTAGGAGATCCTCGTCATCAGGGACATTCTCAACGATATTGTCACCAGATTGGATATCCGTTTCCATGGATCTGGCGATCATATGATTATAAGTCTTGAACATAAACGCCTCGTCCTCGCCAATAAGACCATCATTAAAAGCCTTATCTATAGCCTGATCATTGGCATAAAGGGCGTTAGCGTCAGAATTATCGGTATTCCTGAAATCGTATTTGCTATCATCCTCCTCATAAGTCTTTCCCCATGCGTTTGACAAGATCTTCATAAATCCCCGTTCCTGCGACCGTATAAATCTCTTATCACGCATACGACGAAGAGATTCATTGATATTCTTATAAGCCACTAGATTATGACGATACTCACTAAGCAATGCCATTGCCTCCTTATGGTTATCGACACCACGGATAGATACTACATTCTCAAGATCAGTTATAGTGTTGTACGCAGCCATTAAATCAGAAGCACTAATCTGTCTATTAGATCGATCAGAAAATAATAAGGAGGATAGATCGGCCTCCGAGTTAACCATCGTGGCCAATTTCCTCTCAAGGACTATTTTATCCTCTGTCAGCTTAGCTAACTCATCGGTCTTTTTAGCCAATTTATCCTTGTTCCTCTCAACCCGTTCCTCACCCATCGCCATCCGCTGAAGCCTTAATATGCCTTTTTCAAGTGCCTGCATTCTTGACGTAAGCTCCATAAGCTCGCTAATAGCTTTGTAGGAATCAGGGTTAAGATGAGAATAAACATCAAGAGCCTCACCTATATCATTTTTATACAACCTATTTAATTGGCTGGCAATATCGTCCAAATTATCCTTAGCCTCAAGACCATTATATACCATGTTAGAAATATAGGTATTGAACGATCTATTGGATATACCCTCGGTAAGAGAATCGGCGAACCTGTTGGCCATAGTGAAATTATCCACCTTCTTATTAAACTCATTGACAAGATCGGCTTTATACTCATTGACCTGCTCATCCGTCATATTCATATCGGACGCTATATCGCTATTAGGTATAGATTCGACTACCGTCCTGAAATTCTCCTTCGTATCATCCAGCATCCCCATCTCCGAATCATAACGAAGACGATTGAATACGGCGTCACTGAAATCCTTATTTATGATCCTACCATCACTCTCGTACGATGTGTCTATGCCGGATAATTGAGCGTTAAGAGCCATACTGCCACGAATAGCACGGACAGCGGCGGTAGTCAAAGCGCCGGCATTGGTGTTGTAGGCCTCCACCATCCCCTTGTTACGGGACATGTCTTGGCTCCATTCCTTTATACCTCCAAAGGTCTTTCCACCCATAACCGATCCGATAATCATACCGATACCGATCTCCTTCCAGCCTTGACTAGACCCGTATGTTTCCTTGAACCCGTTCTTTATAGCCTCCATATAACCTATATTCTGACGGATAGCCATAGGATTGTATCTTGATTCTACCCAATCCTCGGCGGACTTACTAGCCACTCCCTGAAGACCCTCCTCATACAGACCCTCGGATACCGGACGTTTAATGATATTGAACGTATTCCCGGCTACCTTCTGCCATTTCTTTGGTGTTATGGCTCTTAACATACCGTTATCCATCCTCTCAGCCCCTACGCCAAATATATTGCGTTTTATGAACTTATCCACGCCAAGATCCATACCAAACATATCACCGAACATAGCTATGTTAGACAATGTAAGAATACCGATATTAGCGGCAAATATAGTATTGGCGGCATCGACGTTGTCATTTCTGAACCTCATAAGCTCCTCATACGAGGCTTCTCTACCATAGGCATTTCTGTAAGCCTGCTTGAAGTTTTCCTCAGACTCCATCAACCCACTCCTTGACTCTACCGAAGCCTCCCAAAGCGTTGACGTGCCAATAAAGGTTAGGTTGTCCAAACCCTTGCCTATGCCTCGTCCTATGCGGGCGGCCCTCAGCATGGAGTTAAACCCGCTCTTCGTGGCGGAAGCAGCCCTACCTAATCCAGCGACAGTCGCTCCTATCCTAGCCCCCATACGGGCGGCATTCATAAGACCAGCGCCAGCGAAAGCATAAGACGACAAGATAGCCCCAGCCGTAAATGCAGCCCCCGACAAAAGATCATTTGTCCAGAAATTGGTTGTACTTTTAAAAAATCCGGCGTCTCGCTCCTCCTTACTGTAATAATGATTAAGCGTATAATCACCACGCTTATCCATATCATCCAACCATCTGGCAAAACTGTTATCATACATAGCTGATAACGTCCCTTTTGTAACAAGCTCCTTTAATCCATAAACAGACTGACCTACTCCACCTATTCCATACAAAGCAGACTTATAAATAAACTTACCTAATCCTCTATAAGTTTTCTCCCAACCACTTTGACTTCTCGATAGACGATCGTCATTATCTATATTATTGATATAATTCTCATATTTAGGAATCCACTCACCTGTTGGTAACCTATATCTTGAATCACGAAGATTGATCCTGCTCCCAGTTATATCATAATTACCCTTAGGTATACCTACCTCATTTATCATCTGGAAAAGCGAGTTTCTGGCTCTTACGTCATCATGATAAGATGTCTCTACAGATTTTTTTATACCCTCAACCAATGACGGTATGCTTCTACTTCCTTCCCTGGATAAAACATCATTATCCATATCCGATGAACTACTCATCCCGACAGGAATAGGGATAGAAGAAATATTGTCCCCAGAAAGCATAGGGGATGGAATGGATGGAGTCGGAACATAATATCCCTGATCCCTCATCACATTCCCCATATCATTATTATTATTGCTGTTCATTTTTACCATCTATTTTATCTATGGTCTCTTTATCCAACGCCGAAAGAAGATTGCTAAGGTCAGAATGCTGTTCATTAATATCCCTACCCTTTACAATAACATCCTTATTAATAGCCTCAACCACAGCTTGAGTAAGATACATCTGAGGACACATATTTATGATTTTCATGATATTATCAGCATAATCAGTATTATACTCTAATACCTTAAGCGGTGTCCCAGTCTTTGCTTGACCATGGAAATAAATACCAACTTCAACCCCTCCGGGGAATCCCTTAGCTTTAACATCATACAACTTGTAATTCCTCAAAACCGTATTAATTATCCTAATAGCCCTCTTATTAAGCTCAGATGTAGCTAGATCATTACTTTGAATATCATACTTATCAACCATCCTAGAAGCCTCCTCCGCCGCATTCTCGACAGTAGCGAAAGCACCAAGCGAATTAGCCTGTGCCCATTTCTGGTAAGGTCTATTGGCTGTAGCAGAAAAAGACACAGGAATGATCTTGGATTCATAATCTTCCGATCTCACATTCCTCTCCCTTTCATACAAACTATACCCCATACTATCTAATTCTTCTTTAGTAACTTGAACCGTAGCGATATTCTTTCCACCAGCCATAGCTACCAAATCAAATGTATTAGGATTATCTGTAGGACGAGCATACAATATATAATTATTAAGTCTACTATCTTTATCTTTATTCAAGAAACCGGCTCTCGCCAAAAGCAGACTCTCTAATTTAGCATGCATACGCCTATCCTCTTTAGAAGCGTTGGTAGAATTGGAAAATGACCATGATCTTGGAGCAAACTCATCATATCTTCTTTCATAGACTGTTTTAGAATCCTGAACAGCCTTAGCTATATTACGACCTACATTGGAAGAAGACCATTCCCTTCTGAGCGTAGGGCCATCAGCTCTAGACATATTCTTACCTATGATCTTGATCATTTTATCCCTATTAGTCATATTGGCATCATCACTATTCATTATTGGATTATCTACACGACTATAAGTTTTGGCTATATTATCTATATCATCCAAAGTGAAATTTTCTCCCGAATATCTATTTAACAGATTTATATAAGATCTCATCAACTCCATATTAGCTATAGACCTATCCGTGTAGTTGATGTTTTCGCTTATCAATCCAACTATAGAAGAAACTTTCAAAGCGTCTTCCGGAGAATACTCCCTTCCTCCAATAACCGCTCCATTCTTACCAACATCCCTTGCGTTAACCATACCATTATCGGTATATGTATCAATACCACCAGTAACATAGTCTTGATCTTTGATAGCATCATTAAGGATATTCTTCGTAGCGACATCAAAAGCATTCGTAAGATAATCAACTTCCTCGTCCATTATCTTACTATATTTCTTCCTGTTATCATTCGCCGCCATAAGAGCCTCATACCTACCTACCATTTCTGGTGATGATAACACAGAACTAGACCCGCCACCGTTATTGGTAATCCATGCCATAATATTCTCACTATTAACACCACCTGGATATATAGAGGGATTGTTTTGTATATCGTTCTCTATACCTCGTAAATCAACAGGGTTTAAAGACGATATTAAATCCTTCTCTCCTGTTGATATATTGTTTTCATTCTGAATATACTGATTGTCAAATATATTTTCAGGAGTGACATTAGGCTGAACTTTTTCTAGCTCAATCATAACACCTGAAGAAGCGCCGGGACTGTTACCACCTTCTTTAGTCATTATCTCCCTAAGCTTAAGATTCTGATCTATTTCCTTGGATTTTTGTCTCCATGAGAACTCCCGCTCCTTGAAATCAAGATCTCTTACTTTAAAATAATAATCATCCGCACTATAACTTTCTGATGAATTATTGTATGACCATCTAGCAGATACACCATCAAGAAACTCGTTACGGACAATAAACTCCCCTGCCCTAGCGGGATTCATGTTGTTGCCAATAAAGGATGTAGCTTCCTCCACTAACGCACGGCGCTGCTCCCGAACCTCCTGCAACGAAGCCTCGATAGCCGCCTTAGCGGAAGGACTGGCCTCCGCCCCTTTGAGCTTGGCTAAAAGAACGCTCTCTTCAGCGTCAAACCCAGAAACATATTTATTAACAAACTGTTCAGTAGTCATACCACTAAACATGCTAGGATTGGTCATGGCTAAATACTGTCCCTCTATCTGCATCTGAGCTTTAGCATTCTGAGATATAGACCTAGCCGCTATTGATCTAATTTGAGATCGACTCATCTCATCAACAGTAATATCCCTCATCCTCCCTGTAGGTTTACCATCCACTATTTCAGGAACAGAAAACTTCTTTCCTTTATTAAGACTAACGAAATCTTTCATCATCTTATTCATTTCCTCATTATAATCCGTATAAGGAGTATAATGAATAGGATTCATCCTTGTCCCAACCTGACCGTCATTAGCCCATTCATAAAATGGCAACAAAGCGACAGCCTCATTTATAGCGCTATATTGCTTTGGATTATTGAGTTTCATATCCTCGATCTTCTGCGAGAAAGATCTATATTCCCTAGTGCCGGCAATAGCGTTCAACACACGGGTATCCAGAGCTTCTCCAAGACGAGCCTGTATGCTTCTGGCTATACCGTCGGAAGCCAAATTAGATTTACGATACACGTTATTCACGTCCTGTATCAGCCCATTTAACCTATTCTGAAGATATTCCCTATCCTGAGGTTTTATAATGTCAGAATTGATAATATAATCAGCATACTCGTTTATAGCCTGCCGATTGGTATCTATCTTCTGCTGCATGTACCCCATCCCCTGCATCATGACATCCATGTTGTAGGGCGATACATACTTGCCGTAATTCCTTAATATACTATATTGTGAAGCCATCCTTTATCCTTTCTTGCCTTTAGTTACTTCCTGAGCAGGATATAATCTCCTATAACTCAATATATCTCCTTGAGGATCAGCGATTAATTGTCCATTGGGACCAATCTTTACATCCCCAAATATAGACCTTAATGTATTCATGGTCGTAGCCGTATTCCACTTCTGCTGGATCTCGTCATTTACGCTATCGAAATACCTAGCCCAGTTCTCGTCATTTATAGCCAATCCCTGCAATATCCGTTGCTGATAAGCTTGACGTTGCGCTATGTTCTTGTCATAAGTATTCGCCCATGATTGAGAATTGACATTATCAGCCCAAGTTCTTTGAGCGACATTGCCCTGCTCTACCTCGTTAATATACCTACCTATATTAGAACTCATGATAGCCTGTAGGTTAGATGATAAAGCTCCTCTTTGAGAATCCGGGACATTACCCATCTGATCCAATTGTGATTGGAAAGCACGATTGGCTTCAACCATATACTGATCCGCTGATCTCAATACCGGATCCACGGTAGGAGCGTAATGCCTTTCCAGGCCTTCGGTGGTCACGGCTCCCGGAGTCATCCTGAACACCTCAGGAAAATCAAGACCACCACCTACTATATTTCTTCCTCCCCTATTGTTATCCGACTTACCTGTATTTGTATTGGTATTCGTCTTAGGAAGGGTACTAGCATCAATAAGTTCAGGCATATCCAGTTTAACATCAGGATCCTCCACATCACCTATATCCATAGGACCGGGAGCCACCTTGTGGGGATCGAGTATGAAGTCAAGACCTTCCATTCCTTTCATGGATCTTAATGCCTGCATCTTAAGCATATCCTCCCCAAGTATCTTATTAACGACATCCTTGTTCTTATCAGAGAACAGTTGGCTAAAATGGGTGATACCGGCATCGTTAAGAGCCTTATGCTGTCCCTCTGTAACAACGTCTAGACCGATCATAGGGCGAGATGAGGAGTATTGACCAAACTTGTTGTCTCTCATCCTATCATGATATGCAGCTTTCTTATCTTCCGGGTAATTGCCTTGACTATCCTCACCGCCAAAGGAAACGAGCGTCGTGTAATCCCGAAGCGCCTCGGCGTTGGCGATGATCGGGTTCTCCGCCGTAGCCAAGCCCATCCAGCCACTCGTCTGTCCGTAGATAGCGTCCTGTAGCGCCCTAGCCTTAGTATTGCCCGTGGCATTCATATAAGCCTCATAAGCGACAGGATTAAACGTCTTATAATAATCCAATCTCTCATCAGCGTTAATGCCGCCATAAGAACCGTCCTGACCTTGACGCTGATACCCGAACGTATTATCCTTATTATTGTACTTATTCTCTACAGGGCGGAAAGTAAGGAGATAATCGAATAAAGAGCTACCACCTTTCTCCATCTTCTGACGAATACCAGCAACCTTCCGGAGCAGTTCTTTCTTAGCCTCAGCTACATCATCTTCTGTAAGGCCATATTCTTTCATGGATCTGGATATGATATTATCTATCTCGCCTCCCTTGGCAAAATAAGTATCCTCATCCTTCTTCATCTTCCGGTCTTCCTGCTCCTTGTATATGACGTTAGCGAAGTCCGTAAATCTTCCCTCTAGGCCATTAACCGTCTCGTTACTGTCATTTATAGCCTTGGATAATACGGAAGCGTTTAAGCGCCTCGTATTCTCGTCATCTATCTTATCGTTCTTCTTCAGCTTCTCCAGCGCCTTTTTCTGATCATCGTAAGCTGATTTAAGACCGATCTTAACCTTATATCTATCCATTAACGTAGCATACGTATCCTTAGGCGTGGCCTTGATCCCATACGTATCCCTGATGTATTTGGCGAAATCCGACTCTATGGTGGTATCATCGGTAATAACCTTCGTACCTTCCTCCAAGGAAACGGGGGTTCCCCCATCGGCGTGCTTCTGCCCCATAGCCTCCATTGGCGCCTCTCCGGGCTGCTCCACGTACTCGCCCTTCTCGACCTCTACGTTGGCTTGATCTTCCATCGACTTAGGTAACGGATATAGATACTCACCGGTAAGGCTACCGCTATCGAATCTATTATTAGGCCCTAGATAAACACCCCCACCATCCTTGTACTGCATCTGGGATTGCCTTCTTTGTCTGGCCTCACGCTCCTGAGCCAACCTGATATTGGTACGAGTACCTTTCTCAGACGCTATCCCAGAAACCACGTTACGAGCCAATCCCATGATACCACTAATTCCTGAGGCTATGGTGGTTATCGTATTAGCTGTTTTAGCCCCAGTGGATAAATCTCCATATCCCTCACTTCTCATACGCCCTATACCACGACCCATCTGAGTGAATCTAGACCCTATATCATCAGCGCCATAATAAGGAATAGTAGTGAAGTCAAAAACATCCGTGCTGCCAGACTCGTCAACCTTCTTATTGCTGTCAACGATAGCGTTCAAATCACTTGTATCAATGGCATTAATATCAGGCTGCTGAATATCAAATCCTATCCGGGTAGACGAAACCAAAGGTTCCACTCCAAGACCCTGAAGACCAACAACATTACCGGGCATAATAGGGGTGACTTCCCCAGCCTCTTGATATTTAGGTATCTTCCTCTTGATTACATATTTGCCCATATCAAATTAATTTCGTTCTGACACAAAGATAATCTAAAAAAACGGAGACTCACCATTTATATAACGATGAGTCTCTTTAATACTAATATTTTAAAGCCACAACAGGATTACCCCATTTCTTCTTCCATTCATGCCCAAGATAGTCTATAAGCTTATCATAAGTATCTATAAAGCCTCCATCTATAACCCCGGTGATAACATTCTCTACAGCTACTATGTCGTTTAACTGATTCTTTGTAGCCGTATTCCTTATCCCACTCTCATGCTTGTTAAAGACGATAAAATTAATAGCCTTAGCTACCCTTGATATCTTATCAGACAACTGACTCTTGTCGCTAACCAACCTGGCGACGGCCGAACTCATCTTGATATAAGCCTCGCCAGCGGCATTCCTGTCCTCTATGAATCCATCATGCAACCATATTATCACCTTGGCGTATATCTCCGGATCCAACTCCAAGGCTATCATGACAAAGAAATATGGATTAATATACCATTTTTGCCCCTCTCCTTTTCCCTTGCGATAAGCCATACCGTATTTTTTAAGATCCGTCATCTTACCTATTTTCAATACCTCTTTTTGTACAGTACTTTTCATTACTGTACATATATTGTTGGCACTTAGCTCTTTAACTAGAGATTTCATTTTCTCCTGAAATCCATTAGTAGCAAACAGGTGATCGAGTCTTCTCGCCTCCAGCCCAATAGACTTGCGTTTCTCGTTCAACGCCTCCATTACTTCAGTTATGCATACAAATCCGTCCTTGGACATAACAGAAATGTTTCTACCTAATAATTCCCTACTCTCTGATGATAAAATCAAATTACTTTTCATAACTTTACCAAACGTTTTAAATTAATAAATGCGCCTATCCGCTCGTGATGAGTAGATAGGCGCACAAATATAAATAATACTAATATAATTACAAAATATAATTAACTATATTACAGATAATAATACCTTGTAATTTTAATTCATCGCAAGATAGTTGCAGCAACTAGATCCTTTTTACAAATAACGAACCTATTGCTTTCACTAGGTCATAGAAACCAGCAGCACTGAGCCCGACTGCCACTCCATATAATAGAGCTTCCCACCATTCACTACCTACCAACAACGGGGATACCTGAAGGAACCAAGCCAAGATACATACCAGCATGCCGATAACTACAGCCGATAGGATCTTAGCCCACTTGTGGGTGTCGATATACGGCACAACCTTGGCTAGCTGGGTAGCTGACATCGTGACGAAAGCCATGATGCCGGTGAAGGTGGTTAGATCAATGGTAATAGGCCCTTCTGATGGGATTACATCTTGCGCCATCAAAGCGAATGGCGTCAATAACATAGCAAATAAAAATAATAATCTTTTCATACTTAAAAACGTTTAATTACTTCACAAATATAGTATTAATTCTGGGTTCTGCTCATACCCTTTATATTCAGCATCAACCCCGGTATCATATTAAGCACCAACTGCCTTTTCGCCTGTTCCTTACGCATACGCTCGACCTCCGCTATCTGCGCCTCTGATTGAGGATCATTCTTAATATTATTGGCGATGTCCTCTATGGCTTTCTTGTTAGCGCCGGATTGAGCTAGCATCTTATATAACAGGTCTTGACCTTCCTTCTCCCACCAGCTATCCATGGCAGGATGGGAAGCCAAAGAAGGAGCGGCAGGGGCTACCGTCTCAGGTATAGGCTGCTGGCCTCCGTCTCCCGTGCCCGAATCCCGCTGTCCGAACTCGTATCTCATTGGCTCGTTCTCCGGGACACCGTATCTGTTGGAGAACATATCGGCGAACTCAAACCGCTTCTCGTTTCTTAATGTCGATCCAAGAGGTCTGCCATACCCCTGGTTCCATGCTACGGTAGCGTCTTTATAGTTAATCGCGTTATCAAAATCAGCCTTAGAATACATGTAATAGTTGTATTCATTCCCTTGAGCGTCCTTATCAAAGAACTTACCTTGGCTCATGTAATTCCATCCTAGTCCTGGTACACGACCCTGATACTCATCCACTAAATAATCCAGCTGTTGGGTTAATGTAGGCTTCTTGCCGTACCTACGCTGCAACTCTTTCTTCCTCGGACCAAGCCATTGCTGGATACCAAAGTCACCGGCGGCTCCTAGGGCTTCGGTGTCCCCTCCGGACTCGGCGGCGATGTTAGACAGGATGCCGATAGCTTGCGTTTGTGGTATCCCCTTCTTTTCTGTCAGATAGTCCCATATCTCATCATATACAGCCATTTTGCTATTTTCTGATCTACGAGGATCAATCACATACTTTCCAGAACCATAATCGCTCCCTGTATTTATACGACCTCCTTCAGCCTTGTCCTCCAACTTATTCTTAGACATAATAGCGTTACGAATAAGAGCATCTTTACCACTCTCTGGAGCAGGATTATAATCCTTGAAAGAGCCTCTCTCCTCAAACTTATCACCTATAGCATCTAATACCTTGGTAGCTATATTAATCGGGAACTCTTGATCATTACTATAAAAATCATATACATCGTAAACGCCTAACCTTCCATCCGGACGTCTATAAATAGTAAAATTACCAAACCCTGATAACGGGGTAAGCTCACCAGCAGCTTCGGGATAAAAATCGTACTCAGAAAAAACCGTAGGCTTTCCGGATCTTACCGAATTACGATTCTTCTCAAAGATATCTACCCATTCTCTAGACTTTTTCAAAAACTCCAGCCTACCATAAGCATCATCTGTAACCGGCTTATCGGAACCATATATTTCTCGCTCCGTATCACGAATCTTCTTATCTAACCTCTTTATCTCATCCTCAGTGTCACGATTAAACATCCTCTCGATATCAGCAATAATATTATCGGGGATTCTTATTTCCTTGCTATTTCCGTCAAGACTATTAGGTTGGGATAAGAATCTACCCCATAGCTGTTCACTATATTCATCAACATTAGCTTTGCCATTTCTTCCGTATATAAACTCCTTAACCTTATCGGGAAGACTGGCATTTGAGGCTACCACATCAGGTGTTACATTCTCATACAACCTCCTTCTTATGGCGTTACCTATGATCTCTTTTAAATACGAAGCTCTATCAGATACATCTTGTCTTACATACATAGGATCATTACCAGTAGGACCTCCTTCGGCTTTCCGCTCAATTTTCTCTCCCCATAGCCCATATTTCTCCCTAGGCCATATGCCGTCTATGGCATCCACATAACCAACGGGATGCTCCCCGTCCAGACGCCGGTTCCGCCGCTCGTCCGCTGGGTACAGGGCGTTGGCCAACGGCTGCGTGATATAACCCAACCCCTTATCCTTGGAACTCGACATAGCGTCCACCACAGTCCGATATACAGGTCTTAATTTCTCAGGCAAATACAACCCCGCCTCATCAACCAGCTCGCCTATCTTCTTATTTATACCCCTAATGCTGAAATTATAATTACCCATGCCATTATTCAACGGAGACAACGCACCTCTTATCCCATTCATACCCTTAACAGCAGCTCCTCCGCTAAGGATATCAAACTCCGGGGATACGTTCCTTAAAGGACTATCATCCATACCCCTGAAATACATAGGACGCTCACCTCTTACAACACGATCAAGATCCTCCTTATACAAATCCTTTATCCATGAAGGGATTTCCTCTTTCTTGTCTTTCTTAGCCATAAATCACGTTTTCTACAAAGATATACATAATCGGATGCAGGATAAAACAATAGGCGAGTACATGATCTTAATCACCTACCCGCCTACGCTTTTCAATGCATGTGATAAGCCGCTAGAGCTTTCTTAGCCGAATCCCTCGACTTGTACTTGGCTGGCCATAACTTTCCGGTCTTGTTACTAACTACTCTCCAATCACTTCCTACTTTCTTGATGCACCCCGATTTAGGGCACTTACCTGATTTACTAACAGCAGATCTCTTTTTCACCATATCATTGCGTATTAACAGTTATGCTATAATCACCTAAATCAATAAATTTTCTCGTCATTACTAAACCATCTTACTATCATCTTGAACCGGCTCTCAATATCATTCACGAACCTTGCCAAGAACCAATCGCCACGAAGACGATCACGCCACCTCCGGTGATAATCGACAGTCCTGGGGTCGATCTCCCGGCCAATATCGTTCACGTCCTTAACCCATACCGGTAGGTTATTAGTATCGTCTTTAACCTCGTTGAAGTAGTCGTTGATATTGATCTTCTGATCAACCTCCGTCACCAGTATCTCACGGCTATCGTCGTTAGTTATAGGATATCTTAGGCGCTGGCTCATGTCGTTCTTATCGGCGATGGTCATCCTAAGCTCTCCACTGTTGTTGGTATCGTTATAGAACCATGCCTTATTAAATCCAGTTGTTCTTCTAACCTGATAATTAACCTCATCCTGATACCTTCTGGCATCCATCCGATATTGGTAGTTCGTGAGGATCTTATTCACATACTGCTCACGGACAGGTACCTCTATGACGAACGGATATAGCTTACCATAAAATACCTGATACGATTGATTGGTTAAGCCATGAGACCACAATCCCACTTCCCGACTATCACTAGAATAGTTCTTACCAGACTGGAAATAATGCTGGTGCTCGATATAATAGTCAGGGGTGTATGATAGATATGATTTCCACTCACCCTTCAAACAATTATATCCAACGGTAAAGGAGACATCCGTGAAATGGCTGGTGTCCGAAAGCTCCACCGCCTGCCCGTTCCTGTAGAACCGGCCTCCCCTGAATTGGTACTCGCTTGGATTCCCTACCGGTATGTAATCCCTCTTGGTTATCAATACCCTCTTGAAACGATTATCCCAACCCATGGACAGACCTATACCAAAGAACTTGTTATCGATATCATAATAAGACAGCTCAGCATCCGTATCGGCGTTATATATCCGGCTACGGATGATCTTCATCTGAAGATGCTCCTTAAACCAGTTTCTAAGCCCCGGTGTGACCTCCGTAAGATTCCTGCCATTAGAATCTACCTTGAATACCTGACCACGCCTTAAATCGACCCAAAAATGCCCAAATTCACAACTAATCATATCCCGGCTCTGGGTCCCGGAATATCCTAACGTCGTATTATTATACTCGATACCACGAGAGGCGAAAAGACCACCTGTCCCTAGTTCGCTATTCTCCGGGGATATTCTCTCCGCCAACACGTCTATGGCGTTGTACAACCCTACCTGATTCTCGAAGCGGGCTAATATCTGATCCGACTCTATCCCCTTCATGCTTACAAGTTTCCCGAACGAGGTCTTGAACTCATGATAATCCATAGGCTTGTACGACAGCCAAGGATCGGTCATGCCGTTCTCTGAAACGTCGGCGGTGCTCCATATGACACCGTTGGGCCTTTGGTAAGCGCAGTCCCAAAAATTGCTATCATACGTCTCTGGTAATGACCTCCCGCCTAGCGTAAAACGATTCTTGTACACAGGACTCATCTTAAACACATTATCCCTTGATATAGGGACATTACGCTCTTGGGTCCATGATATATAATCCCCTACTTCTGGATAGAATCCCTCATAAGGCTCAGGTCCAGCTATACGGAAATTACAATTAATCTCAGACTCCACTAAAAACTGAGGTATGCCATAGAAGTATAGGAAGAAACGACCACTAAGATACATATCCCCGGTCTTGCAAGCCATCTCATAAGCACTCTTACGGCTAGGGAACGAATATAGCGATCCAGTATCCGTATCAGTCTTATTAAGATAATCCTCCCCGGTATCATAATTAACAAAATAACGTGGATACCCGATATTCCTATAGTCGTAGTAAGGGAATGGTATCATATCTCCCTGACCAAACTGGGTCAAGTAAAACATAGGCATTTTCCTTTTAAGCGAGAATCTGGATATAAACACATCACCTCCAAAAACAGGTTTACGCTTATCCTCATCCATCAACCCGCACCCGCCTAACGACACCCACCTGATATCCTCTATCTGTCCGTATTGAGCTGGAGAATATTTCTTTATCCTCATATAGGGGCAGGATACGAAAGATTCACGTGTCATAAAATGAGGCGTCATACCAGCCACCTCATCGTTACGAATATTACACTCATCCTGAATACGGCTGGTATCATAACTTGAAACCAACTCCGGATATTCAAGCATATACTTATCCATACCAAATGACATGAACAACGAATGCTCACGATCGAGATTATTTACAACTATAGGCTTACCGCCTACTACTTTCCCTTGTGATGAGATATCCGTTACCGGATACAATCCGCTTTTAATATACTTAGCCGTAGATAATCCACGCAACTCTGATGCCCCTGTTTTTTGGTAAAATAGATTATAATGAGCGACAGAAGTATAATAATAAGCGTAATTCCATCTAGGTCCCCTATCTATCAAGGCCGTTAACCACTGATACCTGTACTTCCCTATATCCACGACAGACTGGGAGGTAGCCTTGGCGATACCTGTAGCCAGACGGATAGCCGTCAGCGCTATGCCGACAGGGTTGGCTAAAAAAAACACGCCTCCACCGACATATTGTTGGGACGCCGATTGATATGTATATTCAGCTATAGCGGATATTAAATTAGCCATAGCCTCCACCGTAGCCAATGACGTTGCCATACTATAAGCCTTACTTCCTAATATCGTCCATTTAGGGTGATCCTCCACCTCCCTGAATATACCGGAGGATTTACCTAATTGATAACCATCAACAAGGCACTCAGTGGGAGCATCAGGCTTGTTGAAGGCAATATCAGGGCTTAAGAATGAATACCAGATATTACCCTTCCTGTTAAACGGATGCGTTATAAAATTCTCACGATTAATATCCTTATAGATATACATATCATCAGACAAATCATTGTAAGGATAATTAGGATAAAGGTTAGCCGATCCGTCGGGATCATCGTACTTAAACATATCATAAGCCAGACCGGTACCGATAACGCTCTTATCCAATGTCCTATCGCCCCTATACAACTCATATCCTATTATGGAATCCCTTCTATCCTTATCTATAAGGCCATTCTCTACCGCTATATCCAGAAACTCATTAACGATATCGTCATCAAGCATCACCCCCATAGGATAAATATAGGAGTCAACTCCATATTGACCGGTCAGTTGAGACGGATTACCCATAAAAGGAGCGACAGAGTTATCCGGGAACTTGTAATGACGTATAGGTCTCTGACAAAATGTGGTTGACGTATTGGGATACTCAGCGTTATCTCCATTACCCGTGAAATAAGACTTACCTCCCACGGATTTAGGAGACCCATAGTATTTCGTCAAAGAATCTATTATATCCTTCCTCTTCGATCCTCCCGACGATATCCCGATCTTACTTGAATCATACAACTCAAAATTAGCCGGATACTTATTGATAGATTCCCAATAACCAAAATCACCATACTGATAAGGTCTAGGAGCACAATCAGCGGGTTTATCTCCACATGAGATGCATTTCGCCTCATATGTGACAAATCTCCTTAATTTCAGTTCTTTCGTAAAGAAGAATACGTATTTCACCTCCAGTGGCCGAATGCCAAAACAGAACGGGGCAGGGAAAATGGCGGTGCCGGCCGTATAGAATCCTGCAAGTTCCTTCATGTCCTGCCTCATGGCGAAACCGGTGAAGAACACGCATACCGCAGGCTCGATGCAAACATATATCTTATGGAAAGTAGTCTTGTCATCATTCCAGAACAAGTACTTTGGCATCATAAATATCTTATGATCCACGTAATTCACTATAACACCTTTCTTGGCATCATTAGCCAAAGGATTAGGAGCCACGGTACCTTCCTTGTCCGAGAAAAATGTTATACGAACCTTATTGTATGATGACGAGTCGCCGATCGGATAATTATAGTTACCCATCATCTCTATATACATAATACCGTTATCAGGATCGGATAAACCGCTTACGTATTTTTCGTAATCCAACTCCACCCATCTGGCGTATGAGGATACATGTGGATAGAACTTGAAATAAGTCAAGTTGCTTCTACCGAACCAATTGGTCTTGGCGTCAATATCATTCTGCACAGACACACGATCTTCCCAATCAGTAGATATGCCAGTATTGAACTTAGAGTTATCACCATCACCAAAAAGACACATGGCGTTCTCAATACCAAACTGACTCTCATATTGAGGGAAGTACTTTTTCATTGAATCCATCAATATATCAAGCATAGTCTCGGTATGCTTCTTGCCTTCCCACCCATCGCCTTGGAATAAGAACGTACATTTACCCAATGACCTACCTCCTTGGAACGTGGGTAGTTGAACATCTTTAATAGTAGGATTCACGTAAGGATCACCTACCGAACACCCATTAGTACATATACCCTCATCATATAACTGCCGGACATTAGACATATCCTGACACAAGACCAAGGCGGAAGAATCTATATTAGACGGGAATTTGTCCTCATCCTGACCATCCAGCCATTCTTGAACCAGATCTATGATATTCTTACCTCCACTGGAGTAATTATCGAAATCACACAATACAGAAAATTTCCTTTGTGACTCGGCGTTACTTTGTATTAAGGTGGTAGGCTCTGTCTCCGTATAATCACTAGCCAACTTATATGTAAAATCAATCCTAGAATCCACCAAAGAGTTTTTATCCAATATAGTCCTGGTCTCTATCCTCTCGATATCATCACATCCACTAGGGAAACCGGGAGCCTTTATACCGTCTTGATCCTCTGGCAATGATATAGCAGCGCATAACTCGTCAGTAATACCTACATTAGATTCTATGATATCACACAGGTTCTCTATATTATCAGCGATATAATCAATAGCATCATCTACCGTAACATCTTCCCCCATCGTATTGATAACGAATTGGGTCTCTCCTACCGTGGCATATTCCTGCTCTACATATCTGAGCTGCTTGACATCTAACTGATTCTTACATTCTCCTCCAAAATCATCAAATCCCCAAGATGGGTCGTTTATGATCTTTGCCGTATTCTTAAACTGCCAAAGATGACGGCGGCTGTTCCCTGCGCACTGCGGGTTGTTCTCCAGCACCGACGCAGCCGACAGGTCGTCAGAGTTACCGTCCTCATCAACGATAACCTCCATCTCCTCCCTTGTGGCCGGACGAGGGATAAGCGGGAATCTAGCTGTCCTGTATCCTGTATTGGTAAAGAACCTTATACCCAACGGATATACCTCGTCACGCATGAAAGAGGCGTATTTAGAGCAAGCCACACCGTCTTTATACAGATTCTCCGTGGCTATCGATGTCTGCCATTTAACGAAATGACCCAAGAAATTAACGACCGGTTGAAGATTCCATTCATTCTCCACGGTCAATCCGTATTGAAGAAGACGATTCCCGACAGACGTCATGCCTCTGGCTGTCTTATATACCGGTATTTCCTTGGATAACTTCTCCATGGTCGTACGCTCGCTATATTGATCCGTAAGGTAATAGATGGTCCTTTCCGTTATCGGATGTATACCTTCTATGAAATACTCAAGAACCGGGCTTTGCTCGCCATTATATCCAACGGTGTTCTGTATAACACCTACCTTATAATGAGATACCTGCTTATCTATATTGGATACAGTAAGCCGGATACCCATGTTGGTTGATTTGCCCCATAAGCCATCACGAATGACTATATCCTGACGATCGAATATCATGATAGGGTTGGTCAATGAGCAATATCCGGTCTTCTCTATCCCGAACTCATCGCACAACGCCACGCAGAACTGGTAGGTCCCGGCACGCAGGCTTCCCCCGAACTCCACGACCTCAGGCTCCACGCACGGGGCCGTCAGCAGCGGGAATACCAGTAGCTTCTCGCAAGCCAGCCTACACCTCTCTATTGGCTTATCATCCCCACATGTCTTATATCCATGATAATGATACCAGAAGTCACCATCATCATCCGGATTAAGTGCCTTGTCAACCATAACATATCGCTGGGGGTTATATCCATCAGTCCAGTATATCACCTTACCACACTTCTCATCCTTGATCTCTATATCAAAGATCGGGTGATGAATGGAAAAGTTAAGACAAGGGTCATCGGTCCCATCCTCTATCAACACCTCCATCAAATCACATATCTCATCGAAACGACCATCCGACTCCTCAAGCCTCTCGCCAAGGATACGATGAATATCTTTCCCTGATCCCGCTAATTGATCCTCTACGGTCTTGACATAATCCAATGACCTCATGAACGTGATCTTAGAGGTGTTGTTATCAGGATTCACCAGAAAGAAATAAGTGTTATCACCAGCTATATCATTCTTATACCCAATAACCTTATAGCCATCAAATCGCTTACATAAAAGGGTACTAGGCTCGTTCTGGATCTTAAGCTGACTCCCATCGTCACCCTCTATGGTAGCGTTCAAGGCGAAACTGTACTCAGACGGGGATAGGTCCTGTGGATGCTTATCCCTGTTCATCCCGGAATCGGGAACCGCTATATTAGAATTATTTTGCACGATGTTATGTTTTTCGCAAATATAGCAAATCCGCCAGATAATCACTTATGTGGCGGATTCTAATAAACTGTACGTATTATGCAAAACATTCAAATCGCACAAAAATAGAAAATCCTTCTGACTCTTACAAGCCAGAAGGAAAATCTAAACACTTTGCAACGTTTACCCCTAATGAAAATACAAAAACATAATAATTATGGATTTTTCCCCATGTAGCTTGATTGCTTGTCGGCGTCCTCTACGGATATGTAGAAGAACCCGTTAGTCACGTATCTCTCATTGACGTCCACAAAATCAGTAGATCCTTTGTCCACCCCTTTCTTCGATCCCTCATCACACACAGCGACCAGACTATTAAAGTCATTGGAATAACCTACGACTACACCGTGCATATCCCGATTTCGAGGATCGAATACGTACCTCATCTTACACCTATCGTAAGCTAACTCTAAAGAGCTTTTGCTTAGCCTCTCATCTAATCCAGCACCCGCTACCAAGGCCAAAACGCTCTTTGATATGTCACTCATGGTGGTATCCTTGGCCGGAGCCTTAGGTATAGAAACGCCTTCCATGACAAAATCCAACGCCTTATCTACAAGACCATCGAAATCATCATCTCTTATATAATCCTTAAGCACCTCCAGTATATATAACCGGACATGGAGTTCGTTATTGACATCATTCAATGTAATCATAATACTAGTTTTTGGCAAAGCTAGATTATTTCTGTGCAATAAAAGATCAAATATGTCATAAGCGAAGGACTAAAAAAAATAAAAACTCCCCCATCCTCACGGACGAGAGAGCTGATAGATATTTGTATTATGAAAAAGAATAATCACTCACCTATTCTTACAATACAGTCACGAGACTCCTTGTTATAAATCATCGTACCTACCTTAGAATACAAGGTCTTTATATTTTGCCAATTATCCTCGCCGTGAGCGGATACGTTAGTAGGGGCATCACCGGTATAAACCTCCTCACCTCCTATGTTGACAAAATCATATCCACGTTTCTCCATCGTTCCGCCCTTATAAGCTGTAAATTTGATAGTTACATTCCCTCTTTCTCGACCGCCATACCAGTTGCCGTATATACCACATCTGATCTCAAGGGGAAGCTTATCATAATTATCCCCGTCAAGCAACGGTCCCATCTGGATCAAAGCGGCCTCATTCCCTGATTCCATGTTATCGCCACCATGGATAAGATAATCACCTACCCGCTCCTGCGTGGTCTGGTTTTGTTTACTCCAACCAACCAGCTTGCCGTCCACGTCCGGGAGGCCGGTGTTATCGAAACCGGTAGCCGTGTCAAAGTCAATGCCGTCCTCGTCAGCCCAGATATACCTAAGCACAAGGTAATCGAACTCCGGGATGATCACCACTGGGACCGACTCCTGCCTGCACACGAACGTCTTCTCCTCCTTGGTGTCTTCTTTTATAACCTTGTATGTCACCTGACGTATCTCGCCAGTCTCGTTAATATCAGCGGTAACCTTAACCTCGGCAGGGCCAGTACCACTTGTCTTATCTAAATGTATCCAATCTGCCATATCATCGTATTATGTTAAATTATTTTAATATACTTGTTAAAGGTGTTAGGCCACATCCGCTCATAAGACAACATCCTCCTCCTGTTATCCTCAGCTAGTTCCCGATAATCATTCAAGGTAATCATCGACATCTTAAGCTCCTTCATGGCCCTAGCGAACTTACCCGGTTCTTGCTGAGCATATAATTTGTAAGCGTCACCGGCGCCTTGTATCAAACCGTTAACGGCGGCGTTCTCAAAGATCTTCATCTTGATATACGTCTCGACATAATCCTCAAGATAACCTAACGCCGTTTCAGGTATATACGGTAGACCGTCATCATCCTTGGGTGTAGCACGATATATGATGTAAATAAATCCATCAAACCCGGTATACATAGTATTGCCGGATATAGTTATATCATAATTATCCCAATCGTACTTATCCCGATACTTGTCAGCGGCACAATCACGCCTCAATCCACGACCTATGGATAACCTTACGGGGTGATGGTAATGGAAACGAACCTCATGGGATCCAATATAGATCTTCTCCGTGATCGTCTTCTCAAACTCCTCCTTACAGCACTCCGTGCAGGAGTTCCAACGGAAGCCGCGCTCGGTGCGCTCGACCCAGCCGATCTCGTGTTGGAGGTCAGCCTTAGCCTTGTCGCCGCCCGGAATCTCACAGACAAGAGGCTCACACCTATAGGCATCAAGCATGTCGAAAAAATCGGAAGGCAATACCGCTTGTTTGTTGTTGGTCTTGACAACCGCCTCGGACATGACGGCTATAACACCCCCAAACCTTTTCAAGGCGATCTCAGCCCATCTATAAACAGATGAGGTATCTATAGCCCCGCTATCATCGTATTTATGTAAATCGGCCTTGATCTCGGCCAATAAGCCCTTTATCGTCATATTTAAGTCTTTTGCACAAAGATATGTATTTGAATCCGTAATACAAAAAAAATCCAGTCTACCCTCACGGGCTAACTGGATCACAAAAACTTCTACAGTTTGTAAACCCATTTAACCCCAAATACCTTACTCTCCGACTCAACCTCCCGATACAAGAACTTATATCTCCTACCTGATTCCATAGCCAACCTACATTCCTTATTCAAGGCCGGAGAGATATATAGATGAAAATACTTATTCCTAGGCATAAAATCCATACACGTATGGACGTAAGAATATCCACCCGTCCCACGCCTATTAATAGTACCGGTAAGTTTATTCAGATATATCTTGCGGTTAGGATTAATCTTATGACATAGATAACCGATGTTGTTTATATAAACCCCTCCCTCATCCTCCAGATACCTATCACGTATGACTTTCCAAATCAACGACTGGCACTCAAGGATATCATTCTTATCCACGATCGTATGCTTCCTCCTTTTCCCGTTCTTAGACATAATAGATCTATAGAATCGAAGAAAGTATTGATCAAGTATTTTAAATGACTTTGTTTTCATGTCGCAAATATAATAATTTCATCCTTATTCAAGAAATATTTGATAAGTTTTGGTGTAAGTGTAACGGTGATAAGGCCGCACTTACCGCCGCGGCACAGGCTGACGCACAGAGACTAGCGCAGGAAAAAGCCAACGCTATGGAATGCGATTGCCCCAAAACATGGAGCGCTAGTGTAACGACGTCTAGCGGAAGCGGGAAGACGATAAATTACACCATACAGTATAATAATCCATGTGGATCGGAAAAGACGTCTAGGATGACTATAGGATACAAAAAAACGAATGGTCAATGGGAGTATGAGACAAGAATAGTCCCTATTCCTTCCGGATCAGGAACTTTTTCTGATTCTACAACAACCAACTACGGGATATCATCTGGAGCTTATGCTTATTATGAGGATGGTCAAGGAAGTGGATCTTGTTGACAATAAAAAAAGGAGAGGCTTATATAGTCTCTCCTTTTTGTTACGATTAGATGAATCTAAGATCTTTCCTCCTAGTATGATTCAATATCCTACTAATATGTCTGGTACTTAATCCCGTTCTTTCCTTTATCTTATCATAGATATAACCCTTGGATACGTAAGCCGACATATCTCCCAGATCTTTTATAATCTTGTCATACATATCGTGCACCTCATTATATCTTATGATAGAGCTGTCTCTCATCCCTCTTTCGCCTATACCGTCAACTATGGCGTCATTGAAACCAAAGAAATTGATTATTGATCTTATTAGATTCATGTTATTGAATTTTTTGTGTTTTCTTATTAATATCCATATCCGGGTTCTCATCCGTATGGATCTGCAATTTGGTTACAGTTTCCCTTAATGTTTCGGAAACCACATATTCAAGAAGTTTGTCTGGGCATATGAAATCATAATCCCATTGAGATATACATGGATCATCTTTTTCCGTTCCACATCCCCCTAGTTCTAACGCCGCTTTCCTGTCAAGGGTTATAAGATCCACGTTTATAGCCTCTATATTTATATCAGGTATATAGATATATCCATCATTGAC